GTCTGAATAGAGCAAAAGTAGGAGGGAGTATGGATAATATATATTCAACAGCTATGAACTTTACACCACTTAAAACTAGTTATGGATGGAAAGATTTCTATGCTAATGGTGGTTATCTTGGCAATCCATATTACTATGATCCTTATACTTATGATGCAGGAGGAAGAATGGCTACAGGTATCTTAGGTAGTACAGCTTCAGGAGCTACAGCAGGAGCAGCTTTTGGCCCTTGGGGAGCAGCTATAGGAGGAGCAGTAGGACTTATAGGAGGATTGCTTGGTGCCAACTCTGGAAAGAATAAAGCTAAGAGAATGGCTAATCAAGCCAATGCAGCTAGTGAGTTAGCTAATGAGGGAATGCAAATGAAGATAGATAATGCTATTGATGATGCTAAGATGACACAGTTAATAGGTTATGAAAATGCTAAACCTTATGCCTTTGGTGGTGCTTTGGATGGGGCTATAGGCTATGGTCTTATGACAGACTATCTTAATATGAGAAATAAACAAGCTACTAATAAGAGTACACCTGTTGTCAATATGGGTAATAGCTTTATGAAGGAAATGCCTACTATGACAGTATTTGACACTACTAATAGTTTTGCTAATGGTGGTGGAATACATATAGCTAAAAATAAGAAAGGAACCTTTACAGCAGCAGCTACTAAGCATGGAATGGGAGTACAGGAGTTTGCCAATTATGTACTATCACATAAGAATAAATTCAGTGCTGGTATGGTAAAGAAAGCTAACTTTGCAAGGAATTTTGGTGGGCATAAGCATTCTCAAGGTGGTTCACTTACACAGGAAGATAATGCTATAAGTAATACACAAGATGAGCAGCAACAAGCTATGTTAGCTTTTCAAGCAGCTTATGAAGATGCACTGAAGAATAACAAGGAGACCTTTGATTTTAATGGTCAGACTTATAGTACAGCAGATGTTACAGCTTACTTACAGCAGAATAATACAGATAGCTCTTATGCTTTAGGTGGTGACTTACAGGTTGATGGGGCAGATTTTACGGATAATTTAGCTCATGTAGATGCAGGTGACACACATGAAGAGAATCCTAATGGTGGTGTTCCTATGGGAGTTGCTCCTGATGGCCAGCCTAACTTAGTAGAGGAAGGAGAGACTATATGGAATGACTATGTATTCAGTAATAGGATTAAGCCAGATAAAGAGACTTTAGCACAGTTCCATATATACAGTAAAGGTGGTAAGATGACTTATGCTGACTTATCAAAGAAACTTGAAGATGAAGCTAAGGAAAGGCCTAATGACCCTATTAGTCAAGCAGCTCTTGAAGCTAACATGGAAAAGCTTGCTAATGCACAGGAAGCTCAAAAGCAAAGAGAAGAAATAAAGAAAGCTGAGAAAGCCTTTGAAGCTATGTCTCCAGAGGAACAACAAGCATTAATAGCACAGATGCAAGGTGTTGCTGCTGGGCAGCAACCTACAGAACCTAATACACAAGAAGTAAATAATGAACAACAATATCAAGAGCAGCCTAATGACTATCAGGGAGAAGAGCAACAGTATGCAGAAACTCCTCAAGAGGAATATGCACAATTTTCTGAGGGACAACCTTTGGAAGAGTATTCCCCAGAAGAGCAGCAAGCATTACAAGAGCAGCAGACTTTGGAAGAGCAACAACCTGTAGAAGCAGCTGATGGTGGAGAGCTTCATAAGTTTGATAAAGGAGGTAAGAAACATACAGGTACTTGGAAGAAAGGATGGTCATCTGGTAAAGCATGGGACACTTATAGTAAGCCTGCTGTTGAGGCTTTCTATGATAACCTTTATAATGAGGTTAAAGATGTAAAAGATCCTGCAAAGAGACAATATATCATTGATCAAAGAGTAAAACAGTTTAATGATATGCAAAAGAGTTATTGGAGCATCTATAAAGGTGATAATCTCAATACAACTCTTTATGGTCAAGATAAAGCTGTTGGTGCTCATCAGACTTTATGGAATAATGCAGGTGGTAATAACTACTTCTCAGGAACAGATAAAGATGGTAAACCCTTCAGTATTGCAGATAATATTAATCTTCCTAAGGGAGCTAAGACAGGTGATAAGTATAACACATGGGTAGATGGCTTTAAAGGCCCAAGAACATCCATTAGAAATTATGGCTCTACAGAGTATGGTAATAATGAACATTATAAGGATCTAATTGATAAGTTTGCTAAGTTAGGAGTTACTATGGCAGCTAATCCTAATCTTACTTATGGTAAGAATAAATACCAACTGTATACTCTTTCAACAAGACCAGACCCAAGTGTTCTTAATGCTAAGCCTATTGTAGGATTAACACCTCCTAAGAATATTAATATTAAAGGACTACAACAAGTAGCAGCTACAAATAATGATAATGGTAATGGCAATAAAAGACCAACTATTCCTTTTAAGAAAGAATGGCCAAGATATGTAGGAATGTTTGGCCCAGTAGCAGAATTATTGGCAGCACCATTTACCAAGCCTAATGATAAGTATTATAAAGAGTCTCTTAATGCTATTAATGGCAGACCAGTATTGGCTACTCCTACTTTGATAGGTGACTATGAAGTACATAATCCTTTTGCTCTTTGGGATGCTCAGAATAAAGCAGATGCCACAAGGTTAGCTACTAATAGAGCCATTATGAATAACAATGGTTCTATAGGTCAAAAGATGACAGGACTTATAGCCAATGACAATAACTATTATACAGGTCTTGGTAACTTAGTAAGAACTGCTCAAGAGTATAATAACAATGATGAAAACAGAGTGAAAACCTTTAACAGAGGCACTAATCAGTATAATGCTGATACAATAAACAGATTTGCTTTAGCTAATGCAGAGGCACAGAATCAGAATAATCAGTTTAAGGCTAATGCTCTTATGAACTATGCTAATCAGATGGCAGCAAGAGAAGATCTTTGGAAACAGGGAATACTTGGTAATGTTAATCAGCTCTTTACCAATATTAGTGATTATGGAAGAGAGAATACTGTAGGCAATCAGATAGCAGCACTGGCTAATAATAATGTCTTTGGTGTACTTAACAATGATATGATTAATCATGGCTTAGCTGGTAGACATGCTACAAGTGGTGCTAAAGGAGGCAAGCTTAATAAGAGAAGAAAAGGTTTAACTTTTTAATGAGGAGAGAAGATGAGTGCAAGTAATAATCCATGGGTAATAGATGGTGGCTATAAGCCATTTTCCATGCAGGAAATGCTAACGCCATTTCTACTGTATAAAGATGCTTGGGATAAATCTCAGGAACAGATGGATAAGTATAATCAAGGTGCTGATGCTTTCAGTTACCTTGATGAGACTCTTCCTGAGGGAAGCAAGGCAAGAAGTATCTATGATAACTACTCTAAAGACTTAAGAAATGCAGAACAGAGCTTTAGTCAGAATGGTCTTACAGCAGATAATAGTAGAGCATTGTTAGGTCTTAGAAGGAGATATACAGGAGAGATAGGAAGATTAGAGAAAGCAAGTACTAAACTTGAGAAGCTGAGGAATCTTAGAATGGCACAGGATGCACAGGATCCTACTATGATTTATAGTGTAGATAATCCCACTATTGATGATGTGCTTGATGACAAGAACTTTAATCAGTACTCTATCAGTGGAAACAGTCTTTATAAGATGGGCATGACATCAGGAGCAGCTATCAGTCAAAGACATGTAAGTAACTTAGAACTTAATCAGTTAAAGAATCCTGCCTTCTTGGATGCAGTCCAGAGAGTTGGATTTACACCAGAAGTGCTTCAAGCCTTTAATGTTAATCTTGATGCTATTCCAGAGTTCAAGGAAGCTATCAATAGTATTATGAAGTCCACTAAAGCAGATACTAACTTAACTGGAATAAAGAAGGAACAGGCAGTACAGAATGTTATCAGAGGACTTATTGATGGTGCAGTATATAAACAGAATGACAGCTTGCAGCAGAATCCTGACTATATCAATGCTAAAGAGCAAAAGCAATTTGATTTACAAGAAAGACAATTGCAGCTTCAAGCAGCAGGTAATGGTATGGTTGAAGATGGAAATGGCAACTGGACATATGTACCAGAGAAAGATCCTTCACTTCAGAAGGCTATTGCTGTACAACAGTTGAAGAATGAAGGAAAGACAGGAAAGACTGGAAGTACAGGAAGTAATGGTTCAAGTGGGGGAGGGCCTCATCCAAAATTAGGACAGGCTGTAGTAATTACTTATAATGGTAGTGACAGTACTTCAAAGTACTATGCTCCAGATAAAATCCCTAATGAAGATACGGATTATGGTAATCCATATACCCTTGATGAATTAACTAAGAAAGTTAAAGAAGAAGGCCATACTATCAGAAAAGGTAAATATAAGATTACTGTGAGTGCATGGAATAGTATAGCAAGAAGAATACCTCCTATAGTCAAAACACATCCTGAAGATTATACTATTTATTATAGACCATATAAAGATGATGATACTCCAGCACAATTACTTATTATACCTAATACAACTCAGAATACTAAGGGTAATGATGTAGATGCAACATCTACAAGTTTTAATTTAATGCAATAACTATTTGTAATTATGATACAACAGAGACTAAAAGGATTACAGGGTTTACAGGGTATTGACAGGAGAGCCAGAAGATTTAATGAATTATCATTAAAAGAGCAACAAGACTTTATTAATAATCATCTTGATAAATTAGGCAAATATTATAATAATGCCCAAGTTGTAAATGATTTTTATGATAATACAAGATTCATTGATGCTTTTGGCAAACAGGCATTCTTTAAGTTAGGAGATAGCCAAGTAGCTCAGAACTACAGGAATAATCTTCTTAAGGATTACTATCAAAAGGAAAAGAGTAATCTTATCAATGCTACCTTTGATTCTACTTTTGGTAATGATAGTAATATACAGGACTTACGCAATGGTCTTGATGAGCAAGGAAAACTTGACTTATTAAGAAATACCAATTATCTTACTGATAGTCAGATAAATGATAGATTTAAGCAAAATTTTAAAAATACAGAAACTGTATATAAAGAGCTAAGAAAGGGCTCTTATGGTGTAAGTAACCCATTTTCTACAGCAGGTAGTCTTAAAGCAGCTTCTGATGTAACTAATAAAGTAGATCCTTATGCAAATAAGGACAAGGATTTAAAGAATAACCAGTATATTCTTGATAAGATATACAGTCAAGTACAAAAGAGAAGAGAAAACTCTGTTGCAGGATTAACTGATACTATCTATAAAGGTATCCTTAATGCTAATAATAAAGGAGTAAAAAGCTTGGCACAAAGCTATAAAGACTTTGATACTCTTGCCACTAAAGTATCTAATCACTATGCACAATTCAAGGGCAGTAAATGGCTTAGTGATTACTCTAATACTGATAAGTTAAAGGATTATGCAAAGTTCATGGCTCTTGAGCAGAAGTATGGCAAAGGAATAGCCATACAATATCTTGATCATTCTATACAGAACAGAGTAGCCAAGGCACAAGATGGTGTATGGACAGGCAATACTTTAAAGAAGATAGGTACTACATTCTTATCAGATTTAGGCTCACAGATAGCTATGATGAGAAATGCTGATGCTTTTCTCAATCCAGAGGCAATGGGACTTATCAATCAAGGATTAACACCTATCTATGCTAAAGATAAGAATGGAAATATACTACATGATAAACAAGGAAATCCTATTATAATAGGAAGTGAGAAGAATGATAATATATGGACAAATCCTGCTTATTGGAATGACATGTATATGTATAATACTACTGATCGGCATGAGATGGAGCTTATTAAGCAGAGAGGTGGTATATCTAAATATGTCAATATAAATCCTTATGGCTATAACCCTAATGAGCATATGCTTTCATGGGGTACTGCTCAAGAGGCAGTTGCACAGAGTGGTCATATATTTGCATCTTTAGCAGAGACAGCATTACTTGGTGGTATTGGCAAAGGCATAGGAGTAGCAGGCAAAGCAGTAGGAGAAACAGCTATGATGGCTGCAAGAGCAGCTAATGCCAGTGCCAGGATGCTTAATGCAATGTCTAAAGCAGGTAGAGTTATCTCCAAGACCAGTGGTGTAGCCAATGATATTCTTATAAACATGGCAGCTTCCATGAATGGCCCACAAGGAGAGTCTATGGGAACTTTCAATGAACAGCTTGAAAAGAATACAGAGGCTGTTAAGGAACAAATTAGAAAGGAACTTAATGACTATGCCAAGACTATTAATTACAATGCACCTCATGCAAAGCAGCAGATAGCACAATACTTTAGTCAGCTTAAACTACAAGATCAAAGAAGACTTAGGAGAGGAGCTATAGAAGGAGTTAAGCAGTTACCTATGAGTGATGCTACTCTTATGCAACAAGCTAAACAAATGTATACTGACAGCCTTCTTAATGAGCAGGAAAAGTACTTAGAGTATAAGCATGATAAAGATTATCAAGAGGCAGCTACTAATGCAGCGAGAACCTATACTAAAAACTGGGTAGCAGACTTTATTAAAGAGAACTTTATTACTGGCGGTGTGCAGAACTTTAAGATTGCCAAGGGTGCCTTGACAGGTGCTCTTGATAATACTATAGCTAAGAATATCACAGCAGATGCAGCCACAGGAGGAGTAAAGAGAGTTGTAGGTAAGGCAGGTAAGGCACTTGCTAAAGCAAGATGGCAAAATGTAGTCAAGCAAGCAGGTAAGCAAGTAGCAGGTGGTTTTGCAGATGAGTTTCTTGATGGTCTTAATGCTAATATGGCAGAAGGAATAGGAGATAAGTCATTTAAGGATTATCTTAATAAGAACTATAATCCAGAGGCCTATAATGCAACTACTCATGGAGCATTTGCCAATATGGTAGCAGGTATTGATGGCTTTGTTGGAGGTCTTACTGATAGAGAAAACTGGTATGAAGGTATTATTGGTGCTATATCTCCATTTGCTTCAGGAGCTGTAAATGCAGGTATTATTACAAATCCTATCAATACTACAAGAGCATTGCTTAAAGGAGTAGATGAGAATGGTAATAAACTTAATATAGCAGAGAGAGCAGCACGAGTAATTACTAATCCTATCTTAAGTGAGTATGCTGATGCAAAGAGTCAAGATAGAGCTATAGATCAAAGAGTTAAAGATATTAATGAGCTTATCAAGAATAACAAGACTACTCTTAATGATGCAGCCAAGGCTATGATGGCTTTAAATAACTACTCTTCACCATTACAATTAAATAGATATAAAGGTGAGGATGGAGTAGGTTCTACTATACTTGACTCAGAGGACAATAAGTTATATAATGTCTTCACTCTTATGGACTTAATGCACACTCTTCATGGTATTGAAGGAGGTACAAAGAGTCAGATCTATCAAGATGTTATGACCAATATGCAGAATATTGCTGATGGAAAATTGTCTGAGGATGAAATGAATGATGAAATAGACAAGTTTCTTGCAGACAAAGATAATAAGTCAATTCTTGATAAACCTGATGCCAGAGAAATAGCAGCAGAGAGACTTCAGAAGAATGCAAAATTCTTTATGGACACCTATAAGAAGTATGATGAGATAAGCAATACTCTTGCAAGAAGTAGCAAACTTAGAAATGCAGATCCAAGACTTATAAGTATGCTGAAATATAATCTATTGGCTAAGGATAACTATAAAGAAAGACTTAATCAAATAGAGTCTGAGCTTGGTGTTGGGCATACAGATGCGGAGAATAAAGACTATACTGCAAATCTTAAATATCTATATGGGCGTAAAGCATCAAGAGAGAATGCTCTTAAAGCAAGAGAAAGGGATTTGGCTAATATAGAAGCTAAGCAAAAAGCTAATATAGAAGCCAACAATAAAGCACTTGTTGACAGAGATAATGCCCAAAAAGAGTTAGACAATGCTAAGGATGAAGATGCAAGAAAAGCAGCTCAAGATAAACTTGATGAGATTAACAATCTCATGGAATCAAGAAGATTTCAGAATAAATCTCTAGATACTCAAAAGAGTATTCTTCAAGAGGAAAAAGCAGAACTTGAACAACTTATAAAAGATAATCCAGATACAGCATTATCTGTAGATGGTATATTATCAATGAATGCTGCTGACAGAGCAGCAGTACTTGATGAAAGGAACAAAGGCAACTATACAAAAGCACAATTAAAAATTATTGAAAGAGCAAAAGAAAAGCTCAAAGCTAAGGATCCTGATGCTTTACAGAAGATACATGATGCAGGTATCTTGCATGACAGAATAGCAAACAGTAATACTGTGTATAACAAACTACTGGATAATGCAGACCTTGCAACTACATGGCTTGATGCTCAAGAGGCTATTAGAGATAGAAGAGCTGCTGAGGAGCACATTGAAAGAATATTAAAAGACAGCTATAAGAAACTTAATGATGCCTATGATAGTGGTGATGCAGAGACACTTAAGAAGGAAGTACTTGGGAATGATAGCTCTGTCCTTAAAGCCTATATGCAAGATAATCCTGATAAGGTAGATAAGGTAAAACCTTATTATGATATGAGAAAGTTCTTTGATGATGCGGCTGCTATTGTCTTTAGTAAAGATGGTGATGAGGCAACTAAGAACATTATGCTTGATAATATTGCCATGATGTTTCATAAAGCCAATAGTGTAGAAGATGTTATGAGGAACATTGAAGGCATTATTGATGATCCTAAGATGGCAGAGTCAAACAAAAAGTTCTTTGATAATCTTCTTAATGATATGCAGAAACTTAACTATCAAAGAGACCATACTATCATTGAAAAGAGAGAGGAAAGGCTTAAAAGAGAAGCTGAAGAGAAGGCTAAAAAAGAAGCTGAGAGAGCAAAGAAAGAAGCTGAAGATAAAGCTGCTGCTGAAAGAATTGCTGCTGAGAAAGCTGCTAAGGAAGCTAAAGAAAAAGCTGAAGCTGAGGCTAAAGCTAAGGCAGAAGCAGAAGCTGCTGCTGATAATCTTGTAGCTTCAGGAGATGCTGTACCAACAGAAGAAACATTAAGTAAGGAAGAGGAGGAGAAAGAAAGAAGCAATATTGAAAATGCTAAACAAAAAGGAGAAGCTACACCTATTTCTATGTCTTGGGCAAATAGTCTCATGAGTGACAGTGCTGAGGAAGGTAGTGCTCCAGCAGGAGATATGTGGCATAGTACAAATGCAGGCCCAAGAAAAGAGCCTGTTACTGCCAATCTTAAGATTAACAATGGTAAAAGAACTATTACCTTTACTAATGGAGAACAGAATGAGGAAATAGTTATTAAGCCAGAAGACTATGAGGCAGAAGCTTCTGTACAACAATCAAAGTCTATTAATAATGAACCATCTAAAGAGCAGTCTAAGGGGGTACAATTATTAAATACAAAATGGGTTATGATAGATAGCAGTGGACACTTTATTCTTATGTCCTATGTTACTATAGATGACTTGAAGAAACTGAGTGACTTTGACAAGTATTTCACAATTGTCTCTTCAGAAGCTCCCTTACAAGAATCAACAGGCTTTGATCTTATCAATAGTGGAGATTTAAGCAAACCAGATGATAAAGGCAATAGACGTGTTAGGAGAAAAGCTCAAATTGCTTTAAGAGGAAAGCAGCCTAATAAGACAGAGGACTATGAGGCAGGAGCTCCTGCTCAGCAGAAGCCTACAGAAAAAAGCAATAAAGAGGATAATAAGGGGCAGCAAGGTAATAGTACAGAAAATAGACCATTCCATGCAAAATCTTTAGAGAAAGATGGTGATGATTGGTATTTTGTTGGTAACTTTGAAGGTGAAAACAAAGAGACTAAAGTAAAGGCCAAGAAAGACTTTAACTTGGATAAGGCTATTGATGAGCAAAGAGCTCAAAGAGAAAGGCTTTATTACAAGCAAGGAGATACTGTTAGTGTAGATATAATGGAAGATACTGATGGTAATACATTTGCAGTAGGACAAACTCTTGAAGACCAAAAGAATAGTCTCCCTGATAATATGGAAGGTACCATTATAAATAAAGACAACATGGATTCTGATACAGAGCTTAATGCATCAGGAGAGAGTCAAGAAGATAATAGCCAATCACAGTTATCTGGCTATGCTATGGCTATATGGAATAGAGATAGCTTACAGGGTGGAGAAAAGGCACTTGTCAGAGATAAAGATGAGAAAGCTCCTTATAATAGAGATAAGCTTAATGCTTGGCTTGATTCCATGCATATCAATCTTAGGAATATCATAGACCAAGAGTTATTCCAAATACTCAAAGCAAATCCACAAGCTAAGGTAAAGTTTATGGCTACCAACTCAAAGGATTTTCCTGTGACAAGAGCATTTAAAGATGATACTGTTAGCAATAATCTTTTCTTGGTACTTGACTATGATGAATCTATTAATAGAGGTATCACCCATATACATGACAATGATAGGAATGGCGGTGTTATAGAGACTGGTGATGGTAAGAAATATCTTATCATAGGTATATATGCCTATAAAAATGACAATACTGCACAACAGAATCTTTATAATAATCTTTGGGGAGTAAATGCTAGGTCAGGAATAAGCTTAGCTACAAAAAGTAGAAAACAAAAAGTCTTTGGAGCTACAGATTCAAAAGCTCAAAATGGTGATGGAGTAATCAGACTTGAAAGAGATGCTTATTTCCTATCACATACTAAAGAGAGATTCTATATATCACCTAACTATAGTACAGAGATAGTACCTTATAGCCTAATCCCAGGATGGAATGTACATAGAATGGAGCATGATACTGAAGGTAAGCATAGACCTGTTATAGAGTTAATGCAAGACAAAGATAGAAATCCTTTTGGCCTTACTATAGAAAATGCTTCATGGGCTATACAAAAAGCTGATGAATTTCTTATTGTTAGTCCTTCTCATACTAATCAAGAAGAAATGTCTGTTATGGAGCCTACTAACCCAGAGGGAGAGCGTGGTGCTTCTTATATATTATTTCCAGGAGCTAATGGTAGAATGTTCTGTGGTAGAATAATACCATGTATGTATGGAGATATGAGAGAAGGAAGTCTTAAGACTAAAGTAAATGATTTACTTCATCAACTAACTTCTTCTGATCATAAGACAAGAGTTGATGCTATCAGAGGACTTAATAGAATCTTCTATTTTGATAGTAATAAAGACAAAAAAGGAAAGACAATTCTTACCAATAACAGTGGTCAAATCTCATTTATTAATGAGGATAGCAGTATTTTCTATACTACAACCATAGGAGACCATTTTAATATGGAAGAATTTATACAGAAGTTTGAAGAGTTTAAGCCTAGAGTCAATATTACTCCAACAGTATTAGGAAGTAAGTCAATGATAGAAGAATATAGTGAGGCAGGTGCTCTTGATACTGACTTAGCACAGTTGGCACTTGCAGGATCTTCTTATAGACTTTATAGTGTGAATCTTGATGGTAGTATCAATAAGCCTACAGAATTAAAGAATCCTGTAACTCCGCCTGTAAATGATAAATATCATGGTAGTAACTTTACCAGTGTTTATTACTATACAGATGGTAAATTGGCTACCTATAGCTATGATAAAACTACAGGTAATTATTACTTAAATGGAAATATAGTAGATAAGGCTACTAATGCAGCTACTATTAAGCAACTTGACTACAACAGGCAGGTTATTGATGGTAATATTACTTATGAGACAAAAGAGAATGGCTATAAGTATTACATCATCAATGATACAGACAGTCCTTTGGTAATTAAGATTAATAGTAATTATCAAGTTAAAGAGCTTTCTCAAGAAGAGTCTAAAGAATATATAGCTAAGATAAACAAGGCTAAAGAAGACAAAGAAAGAGAAGCTGCTGCAAAACAAAAGCTTGAAGAGTCAGGTAAACCTGATAATGTAGATTTAGGGTTAGATAATCAATCTAATGATTATGTACCAACTCCTCCTATGTCTACTAATGGTATTTCTGAAACAACTGGTGATAATCTTGTTTATGACCCAACAACAGGGAGTCTTGTGAATAGAAGTGAACAACAAAGACTTGAAGAGCAAAAGAAGGCTGAGGAAGAAGCTGAGAAAAAGAAAAAAGAGGAGCAAGAAAAACTTCAAAATCCTCCTAAGAAATCTGCTACAAATCCTACTACTCAGACATTCAAGCAGCTTTATAAAAATAATAAATATAGAGCTCAAATTAGTAAAGCAGTTATAAACAAATGGTCTGATGCTCCTAGGGGACTAAATGATTTAAATAAGTTCCTAGAAGATCATCATGTTGAAGTTGATTCCATAGGTACTTCAAAAGAAGATATACAGGCATGGATTGATACTCTGACTAATTGTAAATAATACAGCCAATAAATAAAAAAGAAAGGGAGGGAAGCTTGAACTTCTCTCCCTTTTATTATAGTTATAAAGTTATTAATATCCAGATGGTGTAATCTTAAATGCCTTAAAGACATCATCTTTATCTTTCATAGTCTCCATTTGTTCAATATCTTTTACAAATGGGAAGTCATATTTAATTACATTACGCAGATACTTATTTTCTCCCTTATGAGGGCCAGACTGAATAGTTTCAGTAATATCTCCAAGACCATATATAGTATATAGCATTGAGTTAGCAGTACTTATGGATGCCATAGGAGACTGTAATATAGTAATCATATTTTGTATAGCAGCAGGGTGTGGCATAGAAGCCTCAGTATCAAGAATCAATCTCTTAAGCTGATATAACCAGAATCTTGCAAATCTATTACCTCTAAAGTCATCATCTCCACCTGGAACAAAGCTAAGTGCAAATTCTGCCACATATAATGCAAGTAACAAACTAAGCTCTGTATGTGCTCTTCCTAAGTTATACTTCTGCACATCATCAAGACTTGCCCATATTAATCTTCCTCTTACTGTAAAAGAAGCTACTTCACTAAGAAACTTAAGACAGGCTATAAAAGCATTTCTTGCTTCTTTGTTTTCTTTAAACTCTTCTATCAAAGCTCTATTAAGACTTCTCCAATAACCCTCTCTGTATTGACCAATATTAGCATCAAAGTATTTCTTTCTGAATCTTCTTGAGTAATGCTCAACCATCCATTGTCTAAAGTTCATAGCCATAGCTCCATACCAATGCTGATATATCAAACCCTTATGCTCTTTATCCATAGCACCATGACAAGTCTGGTTAGCTTGTTGGATTTTCTTTCTTACATTCCTAAGTAACTCATCTGGATCAATAGGATTACCATCCTTATCAGTGATACCTTGTTTTAGATGTAATTCAGCAGCACCATCACCTTTATTTACTACTTCAAAAGCATCATAGAGTGACATCTTTTCACCATTTATATATACTTTTTGATGGTGTAGACAAGCATACATACCTACATAGTGAATAAGATACTCACCAGCACCATAACCCATGAAGGACAAATCATGCGCAAATAGTTTTCTCAGTATATTCTTATGGTATCTTGTGTGAGTTTTACTATCAAAATTCTCTTGCTCAGGATCAAAGAGTTCTGCAAAGAGTCTTGACTTACTATTTTTTGTTTCATTCAGCAAATCCCAAATTTCACCAGTAACACCCGCTGAACCAAACAGTTTAGTATGTGCCCAAGCATAATCTTTAAAGCCATAGAACTCTCCAGCACCTGCTTCAATTAACATCTGAAATTCACCCATTAAATAGTTAGCAGTCATACCTTTAAGGTTAGTAGCAAGACCCTTGAAAGAGGTATAAGAGATTAATCTACTTGCTATAGTTCTCCACGTTTTATTTTCATTAGGATCTCTATAAACACCATATAGATGCTGATTGATAAAACTATCAACCATAGCCTCAGTATTATGGTTTCTTACAGCCCAGCTTCTTAAGTCCTTTATGATTCTTACAGACCTATCGCCAAAGGTCTCAGCCTTAGGTTGCTCATCTCTTGTGCCACTATTCTCATCATAATTCTTGATATAGTCACCCATGAAGTTGATACAATCCTCTATTCTACTCATCTCACTATAGTTAATAGCAGTACCTGCAAGAGCCTGTAATCCTCCTGAGAAGTCCTTAAGAAGTTCACCTTGTTCTACTTTATTGACAAAGAAAATAGGTATTTGCTTAAGCTGAGTATTATCATAGTCACCTCTTATAGTAGCATATTCCTCACCTTCAATAACACCATTTGTATTATAGTTCTCATCATCTTCCCTTATCTTATAAAGGTTCTGAGCTTTAGTAAGAACAGCTTTCTTTACATCTTTAAATCCTTTTGCATGACCTAAGGCATCAAACATATTCCTTCTTAACTGTGGTGGCAGATACTGGTGTCTTGCATACTCAGGAAGCAGAGAACCAATCTCTCCTTTAATCTGCATCATGGTATCATAATACTCCTGTTGTTCCTTAGTTAGTTGTGGGAAGGCTTTTCTATATCTCTGATTAGGTATTTTCTCAGTTCTACCATTAGTTGCATCTACTACTTTGCCCTCTGTATTGTTGTCTTCCCAATCATAAAGGGCTTGTCTAAAGTCCCATTCATCAAGATTCTGAGCATTAAGAGCCTTTTTATAAGCAGCTCTTGCTGCGTAATAAGCCTTCCAATCTATATCACTAATTATATGGCCATCATCTTCATACATAAATTCAGAATTACTACCAGAAGCATACAGTTTCTTAGTAGCCTTAGTAATACGTGTAGAGAACTTTGCCATTATATCATTCCTATGCAACTGTGCATCATTGATAAGACCACCCATAGTAGATATGATAGGATTGCTTACTCTACTCATAGCATAAAGAAGAGAATCCTGTTTAGTAGAATCTTTTACAGCTAAGTCAATGGCATTTACAAGAGCCGTAATATCCTTTACACCATCTCCTGCAAACTTAATAAGGATCTCCCTGACTGTATCAGAGGTTAAAGATTTAATCTGAGACTCTCTATTATCAAATACCTTCTTTATCTTCTGAGCCAATGTTCTAATATTATCAATATCCTGTTGTGAGATATTCTCATCAATTATTAAGCTATCATTAGCAAGAGCCTTAAGTATGTCATAATACTGTTTGTGTAATAGAGTTATTTTATATAGTTTCTTGGCTCTATCCATATAAAATTCAAGATCAGCAGTAGCAGGAGGAATAGTAAGAGCATCATCTACAATCTTATCTACTTCAGCTACTCTTGTATTGACCTCATTTAAGAAACTAAGAGTGCCAGAATAATATCTTCCTGCCCTCAATTCTTGATAAAGAGTACTAAGTGTCTTTGACAGCTTTCTACCCTCATCAATGTTTTTATCCCTTTCTTGAGCATCAGTAGTTCTACTATCTTTAATGTGTTTAATCTGTCTCTCGAGATTTATTATAATCTCTTGTGCAGCATCAGACAGAGTATTTATAGAATTACCTATTCTATGAAACTCCATAGCATCAATCTTATACTTTTTATTTAACTTATGAAGCTCCAGTCTTATTTGTTCCTCAGGGCTTTGAGTAATTATCTGATCAGTCATCTGATCTACTTGAGCCTTTAAGTTATTAAGGTCAATACTATCAAACTTCTTTGCCTTGTTTACAGCATTAAGAAAGAGAGTAGTCTCATGTGGAGTAAGGGTTCTTTGATGAGTATTAGCATCATTGATAGCCTGTGCAGCATCCTCTATAGAACCAAATCTTTGTATTAAAGCTTGTACTTGTGGAGTATTCTGATTTAATGTAAACAATACAATAGCATCCTTTTTATACAAATCATTGATTCTGGTATATTTCTTCAGATTGATTAATTGCTGTACTAATCCTGAATTCATAGGAGATATAAATTCCTTCGCTTCTTGAGAAACATTCTCAATATCAATGCCATTAACACTAAATGCTTGTTTATATATCTCCCACACTTTCAACCTATTTTCCACATCCTTTGGATACATGAATGTGTGACTATTTTTCTGCCTTGTGTAGATATTATAAACCTCATGGTCATTTAAGTCCTTATGCTTTATAACTATGGCAACAAGACCCTTATGAGTCCTATTAAACTTATCAGCTCTTTCAAGAGCATCCTTAGCATTAGTATAGTCAATAGGTTTATATTTATTATCTACAGCTCCTATTTGATAAGAAGCCTGCTTTAAATATTCCTCACCTTTCTCAGCAATTATATCATTATAGTCAAAGAAATCAAGAACATCATTTACTCTATGCTGTCCTAAATAGTCTCTTTTAGTGTCCCCATTATATTTCTTTGCATTAATGGCATCAAGTTTTTGGGCAACAGAAGGATTAGCTTCATAAGCAGCATATAGTAAGTTAGTAAGTGGTCTGTTATTAGTATGATCCAGCATATCTTTATACAGTTTACTTGGCTTACCATTTACTTCTGGCCATAAAATACATGATGCTCCATTTTGTGTTTTTCCCATATCTATTTTATTTTATTCTTTTATTATTAAAAAGAGATAGGGTGGGGCACTTTAATGCTCCACACCTATCATACTTTAATTAGCACTTCTCTCTAAACTTCTTTATAGTCTCTTCCTCATTTAAATTCAAACCATTAGCCTTAAAGCTTTTTTGAAGAATTCCTACATTCTTCTCAGTAGCTCCTGGTTTCTTATATGCCTCAATATGATTTTCTGCTCTTGTTTTGCCGCTGATAGAATCTTTATCTGCAAGTCTTGAATTGGAATTAATGAACGTATCTTTTAATGAAGCAGCATTTTGCTTTACTACACTATCAGGAGTAGTAGGATTATGAGTGCTTGAAGCCTCATCATCTACAGCATTATGGTCTCTTATATCAGAGTCAGCTTGATTATCCTTAGTCTCTACTTTCTTAGTATCAGCAAGAGCCTTACTAATCTCATTAGTACTAATCTCAAGATACTCACCATTATTACCTAAAGGAGATACCATATCATATATCCAAGTCTCTTTCTTACTCCAGATATTGTTTCTCTTCTTCCAGAGGTAAGTATTGCCATAGGCAAAAGTCTTTATAAACATCTTACCCATTAAGCTATTGTACCCATCTTCTGTATAGACAGTCAAAGTCTTGGTTCTAAGATTAACACTAAGTCCATCTTCCTTTACATTAGCCCAAGAGACAAGTTTTTTATTATCCCAATTATTTCTAACAAACTGGTCAATGACATTATCATTCACAATTCTGTCATTATACATACCTTTGTAGACATCATTGTATGTTATCTTCTTACTATCTACAGTCTTAGACAAGTGATTCTTAACATACACAGGAATTAATGCCATAAAGGTCTTAGGACTAAAGCCTATACCAGCTCTAAAGAAACTATATTGGAACAGTGCGTTAGAGAGATTTTGATTCTCTTTATAAAGATCAACCCATGCACTACTCAACTCTTCTTTTTGTTTAGCATCCATACCAGTAATCTTAATCTGTAAGAAAGGCTTCTTGGTCTTTCTGCTAAAGTTAAGTTTAATAGCCTGAATAAGAGCATTATCCTTATATTTAGGATCTTGCTGATACTTCAAGAACTTCTTAGGGAACTCATTGATATAATAACTAAGATTCTCTGAATCAATCAGTTCAGATGCCATGAGCATATAAGACTGATAGAAAGTGCTTAACTGGTCAAGTAACTTCTTATCAGAGAATACTTTCTCAGTCAGTCCATAATTATCAAGAGTAGCAAGGATAGTTCTAAACTTAGGGCTATTAGTAGGCATATTAGCAGCATTAAAGATTTTATAAGCCATACCTACAGTACTCTTGAAGCTATCAAGAATAGGATGAGCTGCCCATACATCATTAATATCTACAATATTGCCATTCTTATCATAGAAACCTGTAGAACTTGGCTCACCATCTTTTGTTACATTTACTGGTACAATGTAGCTTAAATCAGCATTCTCTTTAGACAGGAAGTTACCAATCTTATGCTCCATGATAAGATTATCAACTATCAGAGGCCCGACAGCACTTGATATAGAGTTGAATCTTGTAGCAAAGGTAATATTCCTCATCCTATCTGTAATAGCCTTCAGTTTAGAGAAAGCCAGAAGAACCTTATAATCAGAAGCCTTATGATCACCTTCTCTAAGGCCATCAATCAACTCTTGCTTAGAGATAGCCTCATAGTTAATATTAGAGTTCTCATTAATATGTTCCTCAGCAGCTATATCATCCAAGAAGTCATTAACTACATCATCAATGGAAGCATAGCCTGAAAGGTTTCTCTTATTGAACTCATCAATCACTCTTGTAACAATATCCTGTGACAGGAACAAAGCAGCATCCTCAAAAGGAAGACCAAGTCTTATCATAGTATTTAGCATACCAGCAGTAGTGATATTGATGTTCATAAGATTCAGCACAGGGTCTTTTACTGCATCAGCAGATGCACCTACCAAAGAACCTAAGACTTTGCCAATGATATTACCTTTAGAATCATATCTCGGGTCAACCTTCATTCTTCCTGCAAAGTTTAAGCCCTTGTACTCACCATCTTTATTACCTATCTTTCCAATGTTGAATCCAGTACCACAGATTTCATCTATATCAATGTAGAACTCATCAGCCTCAAGAACAGCATGAGCAATTTTATTGACTGCAAAGATACCAATCAGAGTAGCAGCAGCAGAGTTTTGCTTATAGAACTGCATTTGAGTGTCAAACCATGCAAGATCTTTCTGTGTATAACTCAGCTTCTTAAGATCACCAGTCTCTAAAGCGTGAAGTTTATCCCAAGAAACATCAGCATTAGCAGGATTCTTATAAGCAGCCACCATATAGCCTACTTTCTTCTGAAGCTCAAAACCACCAGGGTTCAGTATTTTATCAGCAGATGTAGGATTAGTAAGTACTGCCCAAGACATATTGACAATCTCATTATCATTAAATTGCTTAGAGTTCTTGCTTACCTCAGCAGTAGTATAGCAGTGCTTCATTACTTCCTTATCATCAAGTATTTCTTGATAAAGTCTCTTTAATTCCTTATCAAGATTTCCACTTAGAAGCTTATCAGCATCAGATCTATCTATAGTATCAAGAAAGACACTAATCTTATTTTTAAGAGTTGTCTTATCATTATAAGTAAGTGCAGCATTCTTTTTTGCAGCAATAAATGCTTCTGCTCTCTTATAAAGTTCTTTTTCTACTTTCTTCTTGCTTACTATTATTCTATAGTCCTTTCTCATGACATATCTCTTATCAATATCAAAGTCAGAACCATCAATAGAAGTAAGCTCATAAGGGAGCATGATAGTTTCTCCTGCCTGACGAGGCATAAAACCTACTATCTTACAGGGAGCCATAGAGTATTTATCCTCTGTAGGAATACGATAAGTAATTAACTTAAGCATTTCTGGATTAGTTTCCTCAATAGCTTTCATGTCAATATTACCATCTTTATCCATGAACTTCTCAGCAATCTCATCAGACCATATAGGAGCAAAGACCTCAAAGTAAGCAATACCACCTTGGTTCTCTTTAGCATAGTCTTGATAAGAACTATACTTCTTTTGATCATCAGTTAAAGTACCTTCTTCCTTAGCCTTATTAAACTCTTCCTCAGAAGGCATCAGATTACCATTCTTATCATTGAACCTAATATGAAGTTGCTTAGAAGCACCATAGTTAGATACCTGCACTATAGGGCCACCTGCAATCTCTTGCTTGTTTACTCTATTCTTGATGATAGAGTTGATTAGCTGCTCTATTCTCTTACACTGAATAGGATCACCAAGAGGAATATTAAACTCACCATCATCATTTAATGAGCAAGCCCATCTAAGATCTACACCATAGCGAGGAGAGGAATCTATTTCTTTCACAAGTATCTGTGACAGAGCCATATTTCTCTCTTTTTTATCTTCTATAGGTTTACCATTAAAATCTTGTAAATGAAACTCTCTTGCTAATTTATCAAGACTATCCAAGATATTTTCAGCAATAGTACTTTCATAGTGATGTCTAAACTCATCAGCATTTAAAGAGTGCTTATTACCCTTATCATCAGTCCACTCATACTTGACAATATTAGATTCATCTTCAGGATGTTCTCTGCCTTTCTCTGCATCATAATAATAATCAAGGTCAGAAGGAATAATCATTCTTATCTGAGAGCCATGAGCCTGACTATGATCTTTAAAGTGCTCTGGAATCTCTTGCTGAATAGCATAGTCTTCAAAAGGAGCTTCTTGAACATAATTGTCAGTATCATAGTCATTAGTACCCTCTTTATAGATGTGAGACTTAAGCCAAGTATAAGCTCTTGCTTCACCATTTTCCTTATCATCAATAAACTGATTTAAGTCCAATGGTGTCTGAAGAGAAGACTTAATAGCAGATTCAAACTGCACAGTATCTATACCTTTACCATTGTAAGTACCTTGCTTTGTAATCTTACCTGTAGTTAAATCTCTTTCTCTGCCATCATAAGCACTATCTTCCATGATATTACTAATAGCTCTCAAGATATTAGGACGAGAAGTCTTTTCATTCTTAAGTAAAGCATCAGCCATTACAAGAAGTACCTCAGAGTTCTTAGCTTGGAAAGGACAATACATTTGGGTGATAGGAGCTTTTGCTGCATTCATATTCTTTAGAAGATGAGTGTAGACAAAAGGCTTCATAGGTTGGAAAGCAGTCTTAAGGTCAGTATAGGTATAGGTTCTATTGAGAATCTTTTTATAGATTTCCTCAGCATTTAAACCCCATTTACCAAACATCAGAGCTTTCTTTCTATAAGATGTCATACAGCTATAGCCCTCAGCATCAGCAACATTGATCTCACTATAAGCCTTAATAACATTTTCTTTAAGAGCCATCATTCCAGCTTTCTCATAAGGCTTAGCTTGAGCTATCTTTCTATCAAATACCTCAGTAAGATTAGCTATAATGTTGGACTTAAAGTCATCAAAGTCTTTCAAGATAAGTGTTCTATACTTACCATCAGAGACTCTTTTAGGCTCAATGCCTTTCTTAGGATCACCATAATCAGTAGCATGAACATTAGCTCTAATACCAGGGGCATGAAGCTCAGCCAATCTCTTTTGAAGATCCTCAGCATCCTTATAGAAAGCAGTATCACCAACCAACATCATTAAGATATTTTTTGAAGCCAGATAGTCATTCCAAATGAAGTTCTCAATAGCATCCTTCATCTTGCCATTAACAAATTCATTATGTTCATCAAGTGCATCACCTTCAAGTTCATTGCCATTATCATCCTTAGTGCTGAGGAAGTCAGGATCAATGATGTTTTTTACTTTCTGTGCAGCCTGTATAATACCCTTTCTATCCATCATTTCAAGGATATTGTCAGCTCTCTTCTGCATATAAGCTGTAGTAGCTTTCTCAATTAAGTCTTTAAGCTTTATTTCATCTTCAGAAGTAAGCTCTTCCTCACCTTTGATCTTCTTTTGAAGGAGTTCAGCTAATACTTCATTATCATCAGATACATTGCCTTCAGCATCCTTTAAGATAGTTCTGTTACCACCTTTCTCTATATAGTCATTAAGGAATGGGAAGAAGCAGAATTGTCTACCATTGGTATCAAAGTTTTTGATAAAGCCCTTATCACCCTTAGACAAGTTTCTTCTCATAACAGTTTGTATTCTACTAATTTCCATGAACACCATATCAGAGAGATCATCTACAATACTCTTCTTATAAAGATCCTCTCTATAAGCACGGAATTTAATGAACTCCTCAGATGGCTTGTTAGATTCCATAGGTATTCTAAACCATGCTACAGTCAAACCATTCTCTGTTTCTACAGAGAAATACTCTGAAAGTACAGAAAGTGCATACTCTGGATCTGTAAGATTCTTCATATAGTTATGACCATTGAAGCTGAGCTGAACTCTATGATCAAGAATACTTCTATAGCTTCCCATATATTTAAGCCATGGTACATTCCAGTGCATTATTTCTCCATACTGTCTGCTCCATTCTTTCTTACCAAACCATTGAGATTTACCATACTCTTCTTCCATAAATTCCTTAAACTTCTCATTAGTTGATTTAGTGAATTTTTGGAAAAGCTTTGTAGTAAATGAAGGAATAACATAGGACTGGTACATCTTACCACTGTTATAGAAAGCATTGATTGCAGTATCTTCAAGTATCTCTGTAATAGGTTTAATGAAGCTCTGTATTTCACCTTTAATGGCATTACTACCTTTGAACTCAAATGGGTTATATTTCTTCTGATATTCTTCAGATTTACTTATAACATTATCCAAGTTCTCAACAAGGTAGTGAAGTTTCTCTACCATAGTAGATAGAGTATCTTTATTAAGAACACTTGCAACCATGTCAGGAGTGGCATCAAATCCTAAAACTGAAGAGACTTTTGATAACCATTCAGCATACTCATTCATCTTATCAGGAGACATATCTACCTCTTTCTTCATACCTCTGAAATTCCATTCAGGAAGATTATTCTCTGCTTGATGAAGAGTATCAAGAGCTGTTCTATTAATCAAACCACTTGTCTGGAATAAAGGATGCTCTCCTATGTTATACTTAGCTGCAATACTATCCATTACTTCAGTAAGTGCTGGATGAGCATTGGCATTGATACAAGTAAACTTACCATTTTGATCCAACACTATTGAGTATAATTGGAAATGCTTACTGAAGACACCAAAGAACTGACTCTGCAAATCAATGTTGACAGGATTACTTTTATCCTGTAGTCTATTGATGAGCTGCTCTAGCCAAGGATTATCCACTTTCTTTTCATTTAACTTTTGAATCATATCTTCAAGAGTTAAGGAACCTTGTGTCCATCTGAGAATACTATTAGTTACCTGTCTTGGATCTATTCTCTCCTTAATGCCAAAGAGAGGATTCACTACAGGTTCACCATTTTCATCCAGTTTATAGCACTCATGAATAGCCTTTCTTACAATAGCAGACATAGACATCATAGCATCAATAGTTCTAAAGTCTACCTGCCAATGCTCCTGAGCATCTCCCTCAGTCTCATTTAAGGAATCTTCATCATTGAAATCATTGAAATTGTTTATATCAAGTTGAAGATTTTCTTTAGTTGTACTGAATCTATGATTACCATAATCTCTTGATATGCCTATACCCTCATTAAAGGTAAATATATCAGAGCCAATCTTTACTATAGCATCCCAGTTATTACGAATAAAATCAGCCTTTGTAGTAGCATCTATAAAGTCATCAACATTATCAAACCAATCATTTTGTTCTGGATCAAATACTTTCTTGGCATGATTAAGGAGATTCTCAATACCAATAGTACCTATAATCTCTTCTCTTGTAGCCTTGGTAAAGTCAAAACCTTCCTTTGGTTTTACATTTGGGAACAGTTGCTTAGCAAGTCCTTCCTTAGCCTGAATATCAGAGATAGTATCACTAATATAGTCCATTGTAAGTTCTGCAATATCCCTTATTTCAGATACCTTTAAAGGAGAGCTTACATACTTAAGATCCTCTCCAGTCATGCCATTAAGAAGGTTGGCATACTGCTGATTGAGTCTATGGAAGTCACTCTTAGCAGCCTGCTCTTCCTCCTTTTCCTTACGTTGTTTTTCATCCAAATAATCATCTTTGTCTTTTGCGTTTAGGATAACTTTCATTTTGTCTATTAGTTTCTGATTGTATTGTTTATCCTCATTAGACATATGATAGACTTCATCATCCTCATCTTCCATTCTTCTGAACTGACTATCCAGTTCTTTCAGATATGGCTCTTTCCAAGGATAATCTATCTCTATGCCTTTAAGGTCTTTGGCAGCTCTATTATAAACAAAGTGCTCAAAGTTGGGTAATGAAAGTGTTTTCTGCATATCTACTTTTTTATCAGATAACACTTTCTGTACTGGATTTACTATTTGTCTATCTTTAGAATTCATAGAAGTAATAGAAGATGCAGAAGCAACTTCATTCCAATGGTCTATCCACTCCTTATTAAATACTACATTAGAAGGTATCTGACCTGCTTGCTTAAACATAGCAAGCATTTCTTCCCCTAAGTATCCATTTAATGAAAGCTGGCCAAAAGGATAGTGAGACACCTTAAATTGCTTATTAGGATTTTGACTAGCAACTTTATATAGTTTCTTAATAGATTCTATAATCTGTTGTGGTGTCATAGTCCTTTCAGCATTAAGAGGATGATTTTGTACTTCTGAGTAGTCATGATTTTTATACCATTCTTTCACTTCAGTTTCCTCTTTCTTACCAGGTCTATACCATCTTGTACCACTGGCTTTATTAAGATCTTTAGTAGGTAAAGCATAAGCATTACCTTGCAATCCTTCACCTTGTCTATATTTAGCACCAAACTTCTCTACAGCTGTTTTAGCAGCACCAGCACCATGTCTTCCTTCAGGGTTACTACCAAATACAAATATCGTATTAGCATCTGGAGTAATCATTCCAGTATAGTGATTAGGTATAGTATAATTCTTAATAGTATCTGTAGTATCTGGCTCTGTAGGAGTATCTTTAGGACTCAAAGGAGACCCTTCTTTCTTAACATCATTAGATATAATAGTAACAGTATCAGAGGCTCTAGAAACACCTACATACTCAAGCTGTCTTCTAATATCAACCATATCAGAAGTATTATCTTGAGTAGTATTAGTTTGAGAGCTAGCAGCACCTTGAGTATTATCATCACCAAATAGATCAAAGTCTGTAGAACTTTCTATCTCAGCATTGTCCATATTACTATGAGCAGCAGCTATACCATTATTAGTAGTATCAATACTTGATGCATCAACAGAATGATGTACTTTAGATTCAGCATTCTTTAATGCTTCTCTGTCAAGATAGTTATTATATATGGCTATATTAACATCATCAAGGAGCACATTCTTAAATGTAGAACCTTGTGACTTATGTATAGTCATAGCATAACCAAAGTCATACCTCTTATTAAGCAGCTTATAGCCTCTTTCATTAAAAATATTATCATTAACAAATAGAGACTTTTCTAATCCATTAATGGCTTCTAATATTATTCTTTTTTGACTTATGGCTGGTGTAGATTTCCATTGTGCCCATAGATTAGAGAGTGTTTTTGCAATCTTAGTAACAGCTTTTTTATTAGCATCATTACCTTTAATATCAACCATATCATAGGTATGAGCTCCGCCATCTATACCCTCAATAGTTACAGGAACAACATCTAATGAAACTATTTCTCCTTCTATATGTATTTTCTTTACTTTAGAAGGAGCAACACTTACTACTTTATAGCTTCCAGAGTTAATAAATCCATATTGCCTTGTCTGCTTATTATAATCATAGTTAGCATAGCCAAGAATTGTTTCACCTACTCTTGGAGTATTATCATTATAACCAAGAAGCCTTCTTACAGTATCATTGTATTGAGCTACTGACTTATTAGAATAAGTAAGTATTCTAAAGTAATCAGGATCTTCTCTCATCTTAGGAGCAAAAGTCTTAATTATCTTATCTCTCTCTTCTTGAGAACTGGGCTTTATATAAGCAACTCCTTTTCCATCCTTATTAAAGGAAGAAACACCAGAAAGCTCTTCTCCATCACGGAGGTTAGTAGCTTCCTTAAGAATGGCATTATCTCCTGTTCTTTCTACCTTAGTAAGTGTTATTACATCACCTTGCTTATTAGTAAATACAGGTGAAAGTTTAACAGAATCATTGTCTCTTTCTACAGGAGGAAGTTGCGCAACATCTCCTACAAATATAATCTTCAGACCTGTTTCTTTAGCTATACTTGTCAGTATATCAAAGTTTTCCTGACTAATCATTGAAGCCTCATCAATAATAGCAGCATCAGAGCCAGCAACTTTACTCTCTACAAGAACAGCTTTTAGATCATCTGCATCATACTCTTGTTTATCTCCTGGTTCAAGAGCAATGCCAAATGCCTTGTTGGCAGTCATTACAGGATACCCTATATAACCAACTTTAGCTTTAAGAACCTGTGTGGCTTTATTAGTAGTAGCAGTAAATACAATTTGCATTCCATCTATCTTTGCTTTCTCAGCAATCATTTCCATGATAGATGTTTTGCCAGTACCTGCATAGCCACTAAGAGTCATTACCTTCTTATTTGATTTTAAGAAGTCATCAATCTTATCAAGAGCCTCTGTCTGTTGATCATTAGGTATAAATGGAGCTTTAACAGACTTACCATCCTTAAAGGTAAAGTATTTCTGATTACCTTTTGGCTTCTTGTCTCTTGCAAGTTGTCTCAACTTATCTACTACAAGATTAACATCATTTCTATTCTGCTCTATCTCATTATAGATATTCTTAATATCACTTTCTGTAAGGTCATTAATAAATGAGTGAAGAGCTTCTTTACTCTTTACTGCACCTTCTGGAAGATTGTCTACATAGTCATGTATTTCTTTCTTAATGTCACCAGTACTGAGAGCATTATAGTATATATTATCATTATCTTTAGATTCTTGCTTTATCATTGCAAAACAATCTATCACAGCTAATGAACCATCAGATTGCTTAATTACATTCTCAGGTCTTACATCAGATATTAGATAACCATCTTTTGTATATTCTGCATTAGGGCTAGTGCCTTTATTATGCTGAAATCCAAGAGTTTCAGTCATATATTTCTCAATCTCCTCATATGTTGGAATAGTTCCGCTATCATCAATAAAAGGCTGAGAAACTATTATACTAATTCCATTGGGAGAAGTACCTATTCCCTCTAACTTTATTGCTGTACTTGGAAAAGAAGTATTATGAACTAATATTCTCTCAAGTAATTTTTGTGGAGTAGCATAATGATTAAGTACAATGGATTTAATTACTCTATTATTTGCAGAATCTTTCCATACTACAGATTCAGTACCATGTAAATTACTATCTCCAAATACTTCATTAAAATAGTCTGTAGGCTCAACTATAAGATAATTATGTGCTTTTGCCCAATTTATTAAGGCTTCTTGTTGCTTTGAGCTTTCTTCATATAGTTCTTTTCGTACATTTGAGCTTTGGCTTGCCTCTCTTCCATTTCCTTCATACCTACTTTGTTTTGCTCCAAGTCCTTCCCTGAGGGCATCTCGTAGAATTTGCCCCCCAGCCAATAACCCTTTTTGCCATTTGTCTTCTCCATACTGTTGTTCTTTATTATTTATAACGTTATAATCTGCATTAAATTGTTTATCCTTGATAACTTTTGTCAAGTCATTATACTCCATATAAGTCTTTATATCAAAAGCATTGATAGCCTTATCAAGAGTATTCATCATTCTTGTGTAGTAAGGACTTGATGAATGAATACCTAAGAGCTTCTTTATGGCATTGACAACTCTCTGCCAGAAAGACTCTTTTCTATTATTATCAATAGCCTGTATCTTCTGACGAAATATAGGATTAGAAAGCTCTGCTATAAACTCTCTTTCATTGAGAACACCTCTTTCATCTTTAAGTATAGGATTATACTGTAGCTCTGTAAAGAGCTGATGAATATCTTTCCTGAACTCTTGAAGAGGCTTGGATAAAGACTCTGCATTAACTTTATCAGATATAGCATAGGTAGTAATGGCATGAATCAACTCATGTAGGATAGTAGCAGCCTTTTTATCATTACTGTTACTATTCTCATAGAAGTCCTTACTCAGTATAATGGTATTATGACCAAAAGCACCAATGTTTCCATCTTTAAGACCATTGCTAAATACTACCTTAATACCTATAGTATCAGCTAACTTGAACATCTTATCAGCAAGAGGTAAAGAAGTTCTGTCAGCATTGAACTTATTAAATAGCTCTTTTGCCTTATCAACACTATACTCCTTGTTATCTTCTGTACCAATGCTTTCTTTTCTTGCCTCTAAATATCCTTTCTTCTGTATATCATCGAGAGCCTTGCTTAACTTAACTACAGGCTTCTTGATAGTCAGAGAGTATTTACCATCAGCATTTTTATAATATACTATGGCCTCAGCTGGGAAATACTTAGAAGCTTCTGTCATAGCTTTCTGAAGGTCATCAAAAGTATTATAAGTACTAACACCACTATACTCCTTTTGCCAAAGCTCTCTTGCTACTATTACTGGCTCTTCATAAGGGATAGCACCTAACTGAGCTTGAATATAACTATCAGAAGGAAAAAGCTCTTCAGAGCCTGTCTCTTTCCAATACTTATGAACAATCAACTCAAGAGTATTATCACTAACATTATGCTTAGCTGCTAGTGATTTAAATTCTTTACTACTTTTATTAACACAATTCATATTAACGTTATTATGATTTATGAGGCAAAGATACTATATAATTATAATACTTATGAATACCTAAATAAAACCTTTAGGAATGATAAATTGCTTTAACTTATGTCTTTATATGCTTTATTAGACATAAAAATAGCTTCTATAGCAGGCATAGAGACTATAGAAGCTTATAAGATATGAAGACTGTAATTATCTACTAGCTTCAACGATATAGTTATTATACTCCTCTTGAGGAATCTTATTTATAGCCTTCAAGAGATTCTCAACAAAGTTGACAAGATTATCATAGTTTCCCCAGCCATTCTCAGGATTAAACTTCTCATAGTATTTTCTATGTTCTTTAAGGTCTTCAAGGCATATAGAGAGAGCCTTAACATAGGAAGGAGTAAGTTTTCCACTTATTGTCAGCAATGTTGTTTCTTCAGGTCTCCAGAGAATACTATGTAGAGATGTTTTATCTGGGCAATAACAAAGGCAATGATCTGCCATTGTTCCTAAGTTATGAGTAATGTTATCATGCCAATATATATTATCTTCTAGAGTTATCTCTTCTATATTAACACCTGGATAGAGTTTCTTAGCTTCTTCTAAAGAAAGCTCTTTTGCTTGACCATTCTCTCTTATATAGATACCTGTGCCTTTATGTTTTACAGGTTTCTTGCTAATGATATATAAATCTAAACTCATACTACTTTTATTAAATCAAGTTCTACAATACTATGAAAGTCACTGTAAGCTTTATCTCTTGCCTCAGCTTCACTATAAGCCATTTCCCATATAGTCTCACCATCATCAGGATCACTCTTTGTATACATCCTAAAGTAATATTTATGAGCTATAGGATAGTTATTCTTTACCTGCTTCTTCTGTACTTTCTTAATAGTATCATCAGAAGGGGAGAATGTAGGCTGGAGCTCTGTGAATATCTTTAGCTTACCTCCTTTAGTGAGGAATACTCTACTGAGATATGCCTTTAGTTTCTTACCTGTAATATCATAGTCAAAGCTATGATGATAGGGTAAGACTATCTCATTATCATGGTCAGAATCATTACTTATTATTCTGACTATAGCCTTTCTGCAATCAGTAGAGAGACTATTCCAATACTTTAATGTAATCATAGTTATTCCATTAATTTGTTCCAAAGATAATAGCAGATTGCAAGAAGGATGTAACCTGCTATTACTCTGATAATGAATATTAATACTGACATACTTACTGATTTAGTAGTTTTTTAATCTTATCTCTCACTAACTTAAATTTATTATTTTACTTTATTATTCTGCTGTTTTGCCTAACCTATCCTCATTGCCTTCATATGGGATAATATCTTCCTCTTTGGTAATAAGACCACTTGTAAGATAATGTTTATTATGTATTTCGTCATAATTGCTATACTCAGCTGCAACCCAAATATAACCCCCTTCAGTCCAAGTACGTATAAGTACCTTTTGAAAAGGCTCAAACTGTTTATGTTCATTTGGTACATTGATTGGTATATTGAATGTTGACCAATCTCTATTTTCCCTTGAAGGAAATAATAGACATTCTACACCTGTATTGTTAGTGAAAGCCCCATTGGCTTTAAAATGCCATTCAAGTCCATCATCAATACCAATACAAATAATTGGAAAAGCCCCAAAATCAACATTTACATTGAAAAGTTCACACACTCCACAGACAGGAGAATATAATTTAGTACCTATAGGAACATTCTTAAGAATTTCTACAAGATTCAAATTTTCATTCATAGTGTTTAAATTAACTTTTTAGTTTATTCTGCAATTTTTCCAACTTTATTTTCATTATCAGAAAATGGAATTATATCGCCATCATTATAGAGATAGTTATTAATTGCAACTCTATGGCAACTATTTTCTTCATCATAAAACAAATAAATATCAGGAATCCATTTTCTTATAATTTTGGGGAAGGTTCTGAATATCACTTTTACCAATACCTTCTCAAATGGTTCAAAACGTTTATGCTTTTCAGTAACTTTGAATGTAGACCAGTCTCGATTCTCTTTAGATGGGAACAGCATACATTCACCTTCTCTCCTTGATGAATATCCACGATTTAAATAAGTGCCATTCTCATCAAATTCCACACTTACACTATCACCTTGTCCTATTGCATCAGGGTATTGACATTTTATAATAGAATAAGTTTGTCCCTCATTAGCATGACATCCTATGTATGCTAATTCCCCAAAAATTGGCGAATATAATAATGTTCCTGTGGGAGCATCTTCCAATATCTCCGCAATATTAAGTTTATCTTCCATAATGTTCTATTTGATGTATCCACGTTTTTTAAACTCCTCATATAGAGGCTTAGCTACAGCAACCATATCTGGATGAGCCTTACCAGTTTTACTTAATGCTCTTAAATCAAAGAAATGCTTCCAATCAGATATAAATGCAGTATGCACAAGCTCTGTGTTAGTATCAAGTGGAAGAACTACACGAGCTTCTTGTGGTTGACGTTTATTCTTTATTAGATTCATATAAGCCTTTTCTGCTACAAGATTAGCAAAAAACCAATTTTCATAGTCTGTAGCAGTTCCTTCATAAACTGCATTAGCAAATTTCATGAACGTATTATAATCAAGACCATAGTTATCATCAGTATGCTCATTAAATATATTCTTTACCCATTCTGGAACATTGATAGCAATTGAATTATTAAACTTATCCTTGGAGTAATTACAATATCTTGTAGACTGTTCAGCCATAGAATTCACACGATGCCTGTTAGCTTCTCTGCTAACTGCTATCTGAGTTGTAAAATGAACAGTAACACGCCTATCATAATAGTGAAATTCCTCATTAAAATCACACATATATGGTCTACAGGCATCTAATATATCTTTTTCAACAAGCACACGAAGATTTGTTGAGAAATTATAATGGCGATTAATTATTCTTGAATGTGTAAATTTATTGTAAATTAATACTTGTATCAAATACTTATTATTAATAGTATCTGGAATGGAAAGATAGACAGAGCCATGCTCTAGCATAGCATAATGCTTACTTGTAATCATTCTTTCAACAAAAGGCTTAGCACTGTCCTCTGTAGTGTGGTCTTCACTCTTATAGCAAACTCTTCCAGCACGTTCTATCTGCTTATAAATTCCTTCTATACCTTTGGGCTGTTCCCAAATCTCTACTTTTGGTTCTATTATTTTCATATTTACTATTATTTTATAGTTTATAATAGCTATAGATACTATAATAACATAGTACCTATAGCTATATGTTTAATTATTAAACTTGTTCTGCATTTTCTTCATCTGTATTCCAACCTGTGCAGCTATCTATCATCTTTTTAAGACCATACTTAGATTTGACTTTATAGTCTTTATTACTAAGCATACATTCAGCGCATTGCTTAGCAAACTCTATTATTTCACTAGGAGTATATTCAGATGCAATATAAGCTTCCCAAGGGCAATTAAGTTCATCATTAAGAGGATCATAGTCTATAGATGTAACATCTACATCTTTACTGAGACTACATGATACTGTTATACCAAATAATTTCTCTGGTGGGTCTTTTTGGTTCCACGGGGCATCGGGATTATTAGCAGCCCCCGGAGGATAATTACCCATAAAATCATCTCTACAGCTCATTTTTAATCCGAATTTTATTCATTCTCTTTAATATTTTAGTATCTGTAATAAGGTTATTCTCCTTAATAAGTCTCCTAGCTATAACACACTCCAAGTGATTTGGAATACTAATATGGTCTCCATTATCATTTATAAAAATATCATGGTCTCCACTACTTCTATTGTAGTAGTAACCATTAAGTTTGACAATCTTTATAAATTCTCTTGAAGTGAATTGTTTCATTGTTCTTTTTCCTTTATTTCATGTTTTTTAATCATGTCTTCAGGGACAAACCATGCACTTTCCTTTGGGTCAAAGTAGACTCTATCTTCATAATCTTTATCTTCCATGAAGGCCTGTATATCAGGCCATTCTATTTTTTCATACATTTCCTTTTCCATAATAATTTATTTTGCAAAGTTAATAAAAAATCTCAGTATTTGGGTCAAAAAGAGAAAGGAATAGGCATGATTTAACACATAATCCCAGTTCTTTCTCTTATAGACCATAATTACTTTATAAATTCATTGAACAGTTTACTAAATACTGTATGCTCCATATAGCATATAGGGCTTTTAATATCAGGAAGTGCATCCTTTTTAATACATACATATCTTCCTGTCCTTTTAGGATTATTCTCATCAGAGTTATCCTCTACTTCAAGAATAAATTTACCTTTCTCTAATGCCTTTTTACAATCATCACATAATTCATTAGGGTTACTAATGTCATGTGGTGCCTCAGCATCATTCTTTAGTTTTCCAAGTAAAGCTAAACCTGTTTCCTTGCCACAGATAAAGCAATGAAGTACAGATGGATTTACACCATGCTTAGGACTCAGTTTAATTGAGTCTTTAGTCTTTCTTTTAGCCATAGTTATAAATGTTGATTGGTTATTAATATGTATATAATGCCCTTTTCTTTATAGCCTCACCTATGGGAAAGGAATCCATAAGCTTATCATGTGGAATGGTTTCCTCAGTATCATCTATTTCATTAATGATATAGTAAAAATCATCTTCTACAAGAGTGATACTCTTAGGTGACATTCCACCACCATTAAGCATAACAAAGCATTCAAGTATCCCATTTTCTGAGCTATGAATAAGCTCATCCAGTTGTTCTTGTGATATTATCTTTTTCATTTTACCTCTTCATAAGTATCCTCAAATATATCTCCTCTACAAGGATAATACTCGCCTTTAACTCCCTTAATGATATAACTACCTATGTCAGCAGCCATAGCACCTTCAAGAGTAGGAATAACAAGGGTAATATTCTTCATCATTGCCCTGCCTTCCGTAAATGCTTTTATCTCCTGTAAGTTAGTTCCATCCCACTTTACAGCAGATACCACTACTGGTTTCTTCTTATACTGTTTAATCATAGTCTTTAATATTCATTAGTACAATAGTCAAGAAAATAAAGATTCACTTTGTCATCAATCATTTCTTTAAGAGATACCTTATTATCAAAGAAAGTCAAGCTTCCATTGATTTTCATGGCCTCCTTTCTTAGGTTGACTTTATAGAAATTAGATGTGGTAACAAAGCCATGGAGTTCATGTGCAGGTTTTTCCCAAGTATTAACAAGAGCAAACTTATAGCCCATATTGAATAGCAGCTCATTATTATTGTATACCTCTCCCGTCCAAACCTTGCTACTCTTTATATCTACTCTCCAAAGATTGGGAAATTTATCACATATCCCTTCTGTTTCAGAAATAAATATTATCTCATCTGTACAATTACCTTTTTCAAGGACTATTCTATAAATAGCTTTGGGGCAGAATATTGCCATATAATGGCAGATCTCATAAAGAGTTCCTACACATCTGTTAAAGTTAACCAACCCATGACAAAATCTCCAAAAATAGTGTTTGTCAAGGTATACTCTTATATCAAAGAACCTAACACCAAACTCATACTGTTCCTTAATGCTTCTACACTGAGTTTTCCACCACCTTTCACCTAACTTAAATATAGGATTACATGGCTCTAAATAAGTAAATGTATCATGACTTCCTATCATAGTTAATTCTCCCTTTCTAGCATATTGATTTCATCATTAAGATACCATATAGCCTTCTTGAGGTCTTCTATAGTCTTTTGTTTATCAGTATATCCTTCTTCTTTTTTATGTCCAGAACGAAGAATATACTTGATACTATTACCAAGATTAAAGTCCATGTGTCTTGTAATATCAATAACCTCAATACCACATAAATCTTTAAGCCAAGTATAATGAGAAGGATGATTTACTTTATCACTAGAAACATCAGAAGTATTAGAAGCATTAGAAGCTTCATAAGGCTCCCAAAACTTTAAAAAATCTACTGTATAACATATAGAACATCTGGACTTGTCACATAATGTTACATAATTATCACCAACATATACTACTTTCTTTATTTCTCCTGTAGATGGATGCTGATAGTGTTTTCCTACTATATTTTTAATATCAATCATAGTGACGCTAATAATTCTGTTTTAGTTTTAAACAACTTGTTACTTGCAATTCCTTTAGCTTCTACTTTATAATGAATACGACTATAATACAGAACATTATAACATATTTGTGTGCCATTTTTGTCTATTGCTATATTACACTTTGTCAATGTTCCTTCATGTACTTCATTGTCTACTATAAACCATACCTTATCACCTACTTTAAAAGGCAACTCAAGTACTTTATCATTCTTTTTCTCAGGCAGTTTACCACCTACAACAAAGAAATCAAGCATAAAAAAAGTAGAAACTATCTTTACTTGGTTCCCTAATTCCTTTGTAGTATCTCTAAGATATATCTGTTGATGTATGCTGTCTATATATTCTACTTTAAGTACTTGTCCTTTTTTATATCTACTAAAAGGAGTTTCTACAGTAACATTACTACCTCTTTTAAGATTAAAAAATTCATCTCCAGTCATAGTTTTTTATAATTTAATATAGTAAATCCATTCAAATGGTTCTCTGTTATTTAAATAAGTCATTACTTCTTGGTTAAAGTAAGCTTCTCTTTCAAAAGAAAGGCTTCTATAGGCCTTATGCCACTTGAATCCATAATAGATATACTTAATGATAAATTCTATTACATACCATAGAAAGAAAGGGATAATTAGCATCTCTTTCTGTTGCTCCCAATGAATGGTCTCATGGTTTATATCTACAGAGCCAAGGGCAAATGACCCTCTTACAAAGATAAGAGGCCCTACAGTCATAGCTTTATAACCTTCAGGTGGAAGGTATTTGTTTCTGATAACTTTCATTATACTACTATTAATGATTAATAAAAAAGACTACTGCAAAGTTAGCAATGCCTGCTAACTTATGCAATAGTCTAAATACAGCTATTAAATCTGCTCAGCAACTTCTTCATCTACTACCCAGTTATCACAGTCTTCAAGGATTTGTTTCCACTTAGAAGTGTTTTCCTTCTTAGTTAGTTTCTCTGTATTCCACTCATCTGCTACTATATCATAATTAATAATTAAAGTTTAATGTACCCAATGATTAGAGACTTCAGGTGAGGCAGGAATAGGCAATGCCTTACAATATATAGCAGCAGATGCCTCCATTATATTCTCAAGAGTCTTTGGAAAGTCTACTACTTCTTTAGGGTACTCACAATTAATCTCATCATGGACACAGACACATAGTTTTATTCTACCAAAATAATTGTTGTCAACTATCCAATCAAATAGTTTTCTAATTGCGGTCTTTAATATTATGGCACCAGTACCTTGAGTAACAACATTCCTTGCTAATCTGTCATATTTTCCTGCTGCTTGGAAATGATGTCTGACTTGTTGTGATATTTCATCACCTGTACTTTTGTGATATTGTCTGTACTTTTCCCAAAAATCTTGATTCCAATTTGAAGACTCCTCTTTCCATTGTTGCCAATCCCACCAATAGAGCTTATGCCCAGTAATAGGATTTATAAGAATATATCCATTACTTCTAACAAAAGCTGCACCTTTAGAAGCAAAAGTACTTACACCCTTGAATTCCTCATTTAGTGTATCTATGTACTTTTGTGCCTCTTCTACTGTACAATCAGCAGATTTACTTATTGTAGGAGCAGCAGCACCGAATAAGTAGGCAAATTCCACAGCTTTGACCTTCTTTCTCCATTGTGGAGCAAGTTTCTTTACATCCAATGCAGATTTACATCCACATTGCTTGCATTCATTCTTGAATACAGCCCATGCAAACATACTGTGTGTATCACCTGTTCTTTCAAGGAATTCTTTCTTGAATTCTGTATCATTGTATATATCAGCTGCTAATCTTGACTCTTCTGATGAAAAGTCACAGGAGACAAACATATTACCACTTTCTGCTGTAAATGATGCTCTGGTTTCTTCATCAGATGGCAGTTGTTGTAGATTTACATATGTACAATCTTGAGGCTTTACATGATTAGCTTTAGCAAGGTCAGTATTAGGCTGTTGAGAACCACAAGACATGCGGCCAGATGAAGCACCAAGCTGTTTAAATGTTGTGTGAATCCTATGAGTAATAGGATTAATAGCATTAAGATGACCTTGACCAAAAGAAGTAACTACTTTGTTATATCCTTGATAATCAAAGTAGAGCTTTAGGAACTCATCACAGACACCTTTTTGTCCTTTAAGCTGTTTCTCAAGAACACTGTCTTTGTCCTCACCTGTCTTTTTATCCTGTACTGTAGTATTGAATCCTAGTAACTTGGCAATCTTTACTACTTGCTGACTTGATGACCAGTTGATGGTTACTTTAGGGGTTAAATCGACAATCATGTTATCATACTTTTTTTAATTTATGTATTTCTTACAGTTCCTATTCCTGTAAGTTCGGACTATATCATCACCCTAAAATTGAGGGCGGTGGGTACTCGTGTCTCCTTTATATTCTATAGTTATATAGTTTCAGGAGTTAGTCTCTGAACCTTCACACTTTTTTAAAGGTGTGCTCGGCTGCTGATTTGGAATCTCACCATTCCAGCAATTCTCCCACTTTACAACCCCCATTTCTGGGGGAAGGGGCCCAACTTTAGTAAATAGTAATCCTTTGCACGGCTTTCCTGTATCCACATATTTGGCAACCATTTTCTTTGATATGTAGTAACCCTTTGTGCTATGAGGCCCAATCTGAATTCCAGGGATTATATTGTTTGTAGTATATTCCTGGATGTCTAATTGCCCTCTAAATGTAGCAATCGGAGTTCCTTGTATATCAGAAACAAGAATGGAAATCTTATGGCCCCTCATGAGCATACCATGTTCAGGTCTTTTCTTTCCCTTGTATTGACTCTCTCGATGCTGCGCAACAATTTCTCCAGATGCATATTTTCGTTTTAAAGTTTCAGAAATTTGCTTGTTGGTCTGCTCATTTCTTAACTTTCTGTACACATCTGGATCAAGATTGTAGCCTTTTTCTTTGTTACACACATCAAAAGTATCAATATACTCTTGTTCTTTATCTCTAATATCATTTAAAGATGTGCCGAAATACAGAATAGAAAATTCAAGATTTTCTTCACCATATTTATTATATGCTCCTTGTAAATGTGTATTAGGATGCTTGTTTATCCTCATCTTATTAATATGAGTTCTGAATCTTATCTTAAAAGAATCGACGGTACTTCCTATATACATTTTACCATTACATAAATTCAGGATTCTATAAACTCCTTTTTTACCTAAATCACTTAAATCATTAATTTTAACTTTCATCTTGCTTAGAATTTATCACACAAAATTAGTAAAAATACATGTTTATATAAAATAGGTAAGAGATTTATTTACTACTTATAAGTTTTTTAATTATTGACCCTGTGAATAAATCACCTTGTCTGTCTATAAAGACATACTTCTTAAAGTTACTTGCATCTATTGTATTATAGAATGTGTTTCCAAGATCATCTTTATAGGGCTTTTTATATCCTTCCTTTGAGAGTCTAATGATAAAGTCATCAAGAGCTTTTTTAGCCTTATCAAGGTTCTCTTTATCCTTTACCATCTTAGCTTTCCACTTATCAGCATCAAGATGAATACCACACCATTCCATATAAGCAATAGGAGCTACAGCATCACATTCAAGTTTAGCTCCTACAAGGCATCCTTTCTTTCTACACTCAGCTACTTGAAGGTGCATTATCTTTTCAAGATTAGTGACATCAGAAGCAGCATAAAGTATTACTTTGTCATCCAGACCTCTCCATATAATTTCTCCTCTTACTGTCTTATCAATTTTTATATTGAGATACCTTTCACATAGGGCTTTAAGACTATAAGATATAACTCCAGAAGGCCAACCAAGATGAAGAAGCTGCTCTACTATCATGGTATCATATAGTTTTCTAATAACAATACCATAATTAAAGAAGAACTGCAAGTCAAACTTTCCATTCTGAAAGATACAGAATGTGTTTTCAAGAAAGTCCTTAAATAGCTTAATATCTACAGTAGAGCAATCAATTACTATTCTTATATCAGCTTTGTCATTACCTAACTGCACAGACAGGAGTCTACAAAGATGAGCGTCTCTACCAGTAGTTTCAGTATCTACTTGACATACTTTCCAATCCTTTATAATCTCCAATGCCTGTGCAGGAGTTATTATCATATAGTCTTTGTTATAGAACAGATAACTTTGATTAGTGCATAAATAAATCATTCTACATCTTACTATAAGCAATTAACTCATCAAAATCAAGAACATATTTAAACTTATTAAAGAAAGAAGATCCAATAATACCATGCAATGTCACTCCAGAAGACTGTTTAATAGAAGTAAAGGCTTCTTTCATATCCTGTACAATATACTCATAGGTATATTCCCTATCTTTATAATAGAGGGTAATTTCACAAGATTGTGTTTGATGAAGAATACCATCCATGCCCATGATATTAGACAAATCTGGGTTATTGGTTATTGTATGCTTAATATTTTTCAGAACATTTTTATCTATTACACTACTATTACTTCCAGTATCAAGCAAGAAGTTAAACCTCTTATCCCCTTGAAAGAAGGTTACAATGGGCAGATTTACAAGATTCATAGACTCCATGAAGGACATAGAATCTTTAGGCTTTCCAAGCAATTTGTTAATTATCTTTCTAAACATTGATTATTATTTTTCTTTTAAGTTATTATAAATTATTATAGCAGGATGTTATCCTGCTATAATATTGATTATTAGTTAATTAGTCAGTTGTGCCAAAACCACCCCTATTAGTATCATCAAGACTATCTACTTTCTTTAGTTTAATACCATTAGAGAATAGCCATTTAATCTTTTGCCATACAGTAGCTTTTTGGCTCAACTGCACTCTAAACTGACAAAGCCTTGTGCCCTTAGGAATAGTTATCCCTCTTGTGGCAGTAGCAGGAAACATCCAAATATCATTATTTCCACAGTAGCTACCATCTATTACACCAACCATATTACTTTGGATAATACCATAATTCTTAAAAGTAGAACTGCGTGGAACTACAATAGCCTCAAATCCTTTTGGCAATTTCATTGCTACTCCAAGGCTGACAAGAGCACTATCAAAGATGACATCTCTTAATTTTTCAGTACTATTATCGTCTTTCTTTACAATATGAAGAGTTTTTGCATAAGGTGCCTTAAGTACAATATCCTCTTCTGTATATAAGTCAATCCAGTCACCTTTGTCAATAATCTGTGGCATACAGCCATTTGTTTTTTCTAATACTTTAATGGTCATTTCTTTAAGAATTTATACGTTATATCTATTAGCTCATTACCTTTTTGAGTATGGTTTACTTTATAAAGTTTTTGATTTGTATCTGGGCTATCAAGACCTCCTAAGTTAATGTCAAAGTGACCTATTTTCACATAATCAAGATAATCAAGGATTTCTTCTTTATCTTTAGGAATCATATCAAGTCCACAGTACCATGCAGTCTTAATATTAGGAAAAGTAACAGACACATAGTAAAATAGGTTTATCAAATTATCTATATCATGTTCTCCTCCTAAGAGAAGGAGGCATGTAATGCCTTCATTACTGATAATGAGGTTCTCAAGACCTTTTCTTGTAAGCTGTGTGCCTTTATCTTCCCATAAATCTCTTGAATGACACCCATTACAATGGATCTGGCATCCAGAGATAGAAACACCCAAGGTTATTTCCTCAGGTATCTCACTGAAAACTTGTTTATAATATAGATACTTTAGCATAATCTAATTGTTATATCATCATCTGTATGATAAGTTCTCCATGATAACTCACTTGTATTGTATCCTAACGTAGTAAAGATATAATCTTCTATATCTTCTACATCATCTGGGATAGTATGTATCTCTATCTCAGGAGTATTACAAAACATTATTGCTAATTTCATAGTTATAGTCTTTAATAGTTACTATAGAAACTATAGCCTTCATAGAGGCTATAGTAACTATAGAAGCAACAGTTATTTTTTACAAGCTTTATCTTTAGCAGCAAACATTCTATGATGTCCTTCAATCTGTCTTTCCTTAGACCAGTTACTAATAGGTCTTAAGTAACCAATGATTCTTGTCCATTTAGTATTATGAGTACTTCCACATTTAGGACATACATCAAAAGGATGCTTAGCTATGAAACCACAGTCATCACATTGAGTCTGTGGGACATTAAAAGTAATATAACTGTTACCAACCTTTACTGCATATTCAAGAAGCTTTGTATATTGGCTCTTATCAAGATTATCCTCAAGATTAAGGTGACTAGCTTGCTTTTAATACCCGATTTTTAAATCTATTTTCAAAATCTTTAATAACCTCTTGTTTCTGCTCTTCAGTGAGCTTTTCCATGAAAGAATTATCATAATTAGTCTTAAAAGGTAGTAATTGAAGCAATAAGTATCTGTAAAACATTGCTTGTTCTTCAATTTTATAGTATCTTGAGATATACCTTTTTCCCTTATATCCTAATGTAGCAGCATATCCTTTTACTATATGTTGTCCTTTATAAGTATAAACCTGTTTTTGGATACCTTTAGTTGTCTTCTTATTAAGGTTTTGCATTGACATATCAGCCTCTCTAAGATTACATTTTCTATTATCTAAAGTATTACCATTTATATGGTCAACATTTTTAAAGTCAACTACAATTTTATGTACTGGTATCTTTAAATTTCTCTTAATATTACACATTGCATAGTATAAATTTGAATCCTTATTTTGAACAAATATCTTGTATTTGATTACTTTTGGTAAATCCTCAGTATCAATTAGTACATCTTTGTCCAGAGTATTTCCATATTTATCATATACTTTTATATGTGTAACTTCTCCATCAATATTATATTCATTTGGGTCATACATACTTCTTGGAGAGTTATCTAAAAATTTACCATAGTGCAATTTTTGATTATAGTGCTTTTCACAAAGTCCTTTACTACTTTTAAAAGAATGCACTTTGCCACATACAGGGCAGACATAATTTCTAATTTCTTTCATAACTTTTGTTATTAAAATTTAGGGTCTTGACTATACCTTCATCCTATTTTTTAGGATGCCCCTTGGTAGTCGATGAGAGCTTACCTTAAAGGTCTATCTCTGCTGATTGTCCAATCTACATCATTCTTACACTTTGGTAGATGTAGCTCTAAGGAGTTTCCAGCATATTCAGGGTTTTTTGTAGTCATATTACTATGACTAGGAGGCCAACGCTAGACTTAAACCTCCATCAATTGACTTGGCAATATTACCACCTTGCATAGCTATCTTATCAAGAATAGATGTGTTATCATGTGCATCATAGATGTAACTATTATACAAGTTCTCATCATCGGGAACATAATATCCTTCAGATTTATCCCAGTTATAGTTTTTAACTCCTAGGCTCTCCGACGGCACAATCTCTAAGTTGAACATAAATTTCTTTTCAGAATGCTGTTTGTTGTAATCCTTAATTACTCCAAGAATCCATGAGACAAAGTCCATATATGCCTTATTATTGGATACTGTGAGACCTAAGAATCTTGCTGCCTCATTGAGACCATTGACACCAATGGTACAATAGAGCTTGTCAAAGGAGATATATCCTGCTTTGGTCTGAGGGAACATACCCTGAGCATCCATCTTATAGAGGCCAGTCTTATAGGCTTTCTGATAATCATAGACTCTGTCAAGGATAGATTCAAGATACTTCTTAAGGCTTGGAATAATCCATTGCCTATCCATGTGCCAACTTTCATTACCCATTCTGATGATTAAACCATTATAGGTTTTATATTTAGAAGTGGAACACAGCCAATCCTGAACAATTCTATTAAGATTGAGGGTCATTACATTACAGCTACCAGTCTGTACACCTGTAAGACCAGTAGTTGAGGAGAATGTATTCTCTGTAATTTCATTTCTAAGTCTACAGCATGATGAAATGCTGTCTGCATTTTGAGAAAGATATACAAAGAAACTATCACCTTTAGCCCATTGAGTAGTAACAAAATCCTTATATTCCTTATCAAGAACATCATTACCATCAGTAAGCAAACATACTGTCATAACAGGGAAGGTAAGCAAAGTCTTAGTTCTTTCTTCATTTAGCCATCTCATATATCTCTTTTGAAGCCAATTAACAGCATCCCAATGAGGCTTAGTTCCATCAGGGAATGTAAACTCATCAAACATAGTATGCCAATAATAGCTATCAAAGACATTGAAATTTGTAACATATCTTCACTAAGGTACGTTAATTCCTTAGCAGTTCTCTTATGAACTTCTTATAGTTTCCTATAAGTTGAGACTATATCATCACCTGATAAATCAGGGTTTCGCACTTCCACCTACTTAGGTGTACTTCATAAAGAATAGTCGTTGAACCTTTCTAAGACTCTTTTCACAAAGAATTACTTAGACTTGGCTGCTGATTGCCATGCCTCTTATGAGGGTTAGGGTTCCAGCAATTCACGAAATTTATAGTCCGCCTACAAGTTAAAACGGACTCTGATTTCCTCTATTACCTGCTGGCTGATTAATATAATGAGTAACAGATTGAAAATATTGGTCAATAGTAGAACCAATTGTCATAGGATGAAGACAATGTTCATTAGTGATAATTACATCAGGTTTTTGCCAATAATTTTCACCCCATTCCTTCTCACAGAAATAGCTGAAGAAATTAAAGAACTCACCATAAGCACCTGCACCTTTCTTTTGGGCAGAAAGTAAGAACACAAGATTCTGGAACTGTCCACAGAAGCTACTAAGATGTTTAGGAGCATGATTCTTTGTCCCATCAACATTATTTGTGCCATCAATAAGCAGAGGATAAAGAGTATATGCAGAACAATAAGGCTTTAAGAGACCTGTCTCATCATGCTGATAAATAATATGATGTTCCAAATCCTTGATATACTGATCTCTATAAGGAGACTTGATCTCATTGAGAAGCTCTTTCATTTGATTCCTCTGAATGATTCTATTAGTATCTTTATAGAGTTCACTTTCAAGAGTAGCTGCTGTCTTCTTACTAGAATTGGCATTATCATCAGTATTTGAAAGATTAGCTGCATTTTCATTAGAATCTACATACTTATGAATATAGCCTAACTTTTGAGAAATTAGTCTTGCCTGCTTATGCTTCTCCCTATAAAGGATAAATGCCTTGGCTACAGCAAATTCAGCAGATGCCATAAGGTAGTTTTCTACAACATCCTGTATAGCTTCTACAGAATTATAGTCACTCCAATTCATCATTCTAATAGCATTGTCAATACGCTTATTTATACCTCTGTAGCCACAAGCCTTATATGCCTTATCTACAGCATTGATAATCTTATTAATATCAAACTCTTCTGTACTATTGTCTCTTTTTTTAATTATCATTTATCATATATTTAAGCAATTAAATTATTATTTTTCTTCAAACAGTTAATCTGATGGTGAAGTATGTCTATACACGCAATATGTTATATTTTCTTCTTTCACTATAATTTATTCAACCATTCAACTATATCATTAGTACCAGTTTCATCTATACCATTAGGTACTGCTGGCTTATTATCCAAATATGCTCTAAGTTCTTTACCTATTGTAAAGGGGTCTCTTATAACTATTTGATTATTCCTACCATAAGTTAATTCACCAAATTTCTTGGTATCTTTAAACTCCCAAACTAATGGCTTTAATGTGTCTTTATTTACTACAATAAACCTATAGTCATGAACTTTAAAGTCCTTAAAATATGGATTCTTATATAAATTTGCCGCAATTATCCTATAGTACAAACGCCCTTGGCAACTGTATGACCAATCTATAAAGCTTTTATAAAAGTCCCATTCACTTTTATGGCTAGTTTTGAGATCAATTAAGTAGACATCTTTACTCTCATAATTTACAATAATTAACATTTTGTTATCTTGAAGGCTCTTTATCCTTCAATTCTACAGTTTCAGTTATATCTGTAGTTCGGACTATATCTTCATTCCTTTGGAATGTTGGGCACTCGTGTCAGTATTATATTCTAATGTCAGGAGGTTGGATTTGCACCAACACGCTGCTTGGTCTTGGCAGCTATTCAGCCTCTACCGCTTAATCACTGTCTGATTTACTCCTGTTATTAGTTTCAACTGTTAGTCTCTGAACCTTCACAAGTTGTTAAGCTTGTGCTTGGCTGCTGATTACCAACTAAGGCTTTCCAGCAATTCACCCAATTTTTAGCGAACTTAATATTGTTTCAATATTTGATACTTAACATACTTTCTGTTTAAATAAAAGTGAGAATCTGTATAAAGCCAATCTAATATTTGAACTACTTGATGACCACTATAATTTAAATGCCAAACATCATATTTAGTTTCTTTTCCTAAATAGCCATTAGATTTAGCATGTTCTGTTATAATAGGTCTAAGTTGTTCAAGGAATTTTAATGAAGCACAAGTTAAGTCAAACCTACAGTGATAAATTTTATCTTGTAGCTGTAAGCAACCATCACCATCAAAAAAGCCTCTAATAAAATGCCTATATAGATTCTTTTCTAATTTTGGTAATTGCAAGACTCTTGTTTTATTTGGAACACAACCATGATTAATTAATTGATCGCAAAGTTTCTTACATGACACTTCTAAAATATACATACTCCAAGGTTTTTCTATTCTTCTAATTGGTGCCTCTGTCTGTAACTCTTTTTTAAATTTCTGAAGTATATCTTCGTCTTTTAATTTTATATAAAACTGATTTTCAGAAACACTTCCATCAGAATACATTAAACCTAAAAAATATGCTTTTGCTTCTGTATCAATATTTTCAAAGAAGTCTGTATCCACTTCATATCTATTTATTCTACTTCTTCTTACTTTTGAATAATCACGTTTAAAGCATATTCCAATTCTTTTTAGTCTATGTGATATATTACTTTTGTCACATCCCAATTGTTCTGCAATTTGTGCTATATTTAATCCTTTATTATATAGCTTTAAAATTTCCTCTTTCTTTATTCCTTTTTTACCTAATTTGCCCATAACAATTATTTTACTCGTTGTATGAGCAAAGGTAATAATAGTTGAATATCAAATACTTTCAATAATAAAACTACTTATGTTATCTAATAGTTTTGTTAATCCGCCATACATCTATATTCTACATTCTCAAACTTTGCTTTGAACTTTAGTTGATAGTATCTTCTAACAGGAGACATTTCATCATTATCTGCAAAATAACCATGAGTTGAAGGACTTTCCTTTAGTGCTTTAACCATTGCAGATACCTTATAATAAGTATTAAGGTCTATAACAGTTCTATCACTAGCATTAGCTTTAACAGCATAATAGATTGAACATCTCTCTCTAAGTACCTTAACTCTTGTATCATCCCTCCAGTTCTTTTGAAAAGCAAGTTCATTAGCTACTGTAAGAATATTCTCTTGGGGAATATCTACCATAGAAGAATACTGATTTCCATATTTACTAAACAAATTATCAGCAATATCTTTCTCTTTATCTCCTATAGATGGAATATCAGCAACATAGAACAGCTTATCAAATTCCTCTTGAGAACCTGTAATAAGGGTATCTACACATGAACCTAAGGTAAGAGATGGAGAGCTTATGTGGTCAAACAGATGATCAAGATTATTAAATCCTTCTCTCTCATATCTTGCAAGAGTAGAGTAGGAGAGTGCAGGATCTGCTCTGTATTGTTCTTCTGTTACGTTCCATGCAATGTCTTTAAGTTCCTTTTGTATTTCCATTGGTTTCTTGTTTTAAATGTTCTAAACACTCAAGTAACTGCCTTTTTGTGTATATCTCCCATAATTCTATTTTATCTTTATCTTCCCTCTTTTCAAGTGATGCTCTAAACATCTTAAACCTATATACAAAGGTATCTGTAGAAAATCCCTTTACTTCTATTATTATATGCTTTCCTTTATAGTCAAATGTAAAGTCAGGTGTATAAATCATAGAAGTAAGTGGTCTCATATCCTTACAAGTAAACTTGCTGACTACCTCTATATTATGGTTTTTTCTTTTAAACTTATTCTTAGTATAGAAAGGTACAGTTACTGTAGTTCCATCAAGAATATAATATGTTTCAGCCTCATACTTAGGCTCAATTCCCTTACTGAGTAAAGTCTTATAGACCATTACCTCAGCAAGGGACTTGAATTGAATACCATTATATTCTTTAGGATGGGCATTCTTTATCTTTTTATTCTCAATCATCAGCTAATGATATAAATCCGTTAAGGAATACCTTAATAGCTTTATTAGTAGTGAAAACATGATTGATAAAATCATCCTTATCAGCAAAAGCTTCCTTCTCAGTCAAAGGACATCTTCCTTTCTTACAGCAGTTCTTTTCCTCAAGAGCTTTTACTCTCTTTGATAAGCTATAAACTTCCTCATCAACAGCCTTTACTGACTTACCTAAGGTTTCAAGAGTATCAACAAGAGCATCCATAAATTCTTTCATATAAGCATCCTCTTCTGAATTTTCTGAATCTTCTGAATCTTCAGAATCCTCATCCTCCTTATCTTCCTTGGTATCATCATCTTTAGAGAAATCAATCAAAGGTTTCTTTTTAAGTTCCTCATTAGTATCTTCATCATCTTGAACATCAAGAATACCCTCTTCAAGGAGCAAAGGAATAAGCTCCTCACTAAACTTAACCATCTTTACTCTATGCTTATCAGTTCCATCTGGGTTACTCTTGATGAGAACAAGTTCAATGATGTCACCAAAGTCTACTACTTCATTTGTGTCTTTAAGAACATACTTTTTCATGCTTTCATAATTTAAGAATTATACCATTTAATTCCATAGCCATTTTGGTCTATAAGAATCTGATTTATTTTGTTCCATATATTAGGCATTTGACTATGTGTTCTTGCATAATAAGCAGGATGCTTAGTCTCTATGATGTAATTAAACCTATCATTAATATAGGGTTTTAGTGACTGTGCATCACTGCCCATTAGCACATATACAATGCCTGTTGCAGCTTTTGAGAGATTAGTAAGAAAGGATGTGATAAAGGGTCTCCACATGAGTGTATGACTACCTATTTTGTCTTTTATACAAGAGAGTGCTGTATTGAGTAGCAGCACCCCTTGTCTCTCCCAACTCTCCAAACTGCTGTCAAAGTTAATACTTTCATGAGGCATACCAAAGTTAATAAATGAATCCCTTAGAACCTTCAAGGAAGGAGAATAGTCTTTCTCAAGAGTATCTGAAGAGTTGGCAAAGGCAAGGCCTGTGGCTACAGGACGTCCATTGGTATAGTTAGGGTAGGGATCCTGACCTATAATCACTACTCTTAAGTTATGAAACTTGCAGAGTCTGAATGCATAATAAATATCACACAGTTTAGGACAAATAAGTTGCTTAGATCTCTGTAGCTTAATTGCCAATCTACTTGCCTCTCCAATATTAACTATTTTACTCCAGTCATCAAAGTATTCTTCTATTGTCATATTACTACTGGCAGCTTAACCTTATCACACTTATAGTTATCACAACAAGCATTAAGAATTACACGTGTAGGGCTGCTTAAATATCCTAATGAAGAGACTATTTTAATGTTTCTTATATTTCCAAGTGCATACTGGAAGTTATTAAGCACAGTAATACTCTTTGCAATACATGTACTTCTTGTTACTACCATCAGTATCTCAGGTATAGATTTATCATCTCTACTGTAAGCTATAAAATAATTTGATAAAAACCACAGCTCAGAAGTAACAGGATTTGAATATTTATAGATCACGCTTTCAGCTATATTTCCAAATAGAGATTTATTTCCAATTAGGGTTGCTAAATCACCATCTGCCATTATCTGCCCTTTATCCATAACATCAAATCCTTCTATGGCATTAAGATACACACTATCAGAGACAATTACTGCATCAGTAAAGACAGTATATAATTTATTTATCTTTTTGTTCATAAGTCCTTAAATCTTAAAATCATTTGTGTTGCATCATACTCTGTAAGGAATGGTACATATCTTCTAAGAGGGTCATTAATATCTTTATTAAGATTACTACAGAAATTGATATACAGATTAGTTACATATCCAGCACACATCTGAGCAGCAAAGGCTGTCTGTTTATAGCTACATACATCTTCCTGGGCCTCACTATCATCAAATAGCCACTTATCTTCATACTCTTTTATAGCCTTTTCATTAGATGGATCAACACAAAGAATCTGCCATTTCTCAGCACTCAGTCTTGCATCTATCAGTAAACTTAACTTAAGTTGAGACATATACCAGTCTTTGTTACAATCTGAGTTTAAACACTCTTTAAAATCATCTATACGTTGCATCCATTTACTAAACACAAGTTGTCTTGCAGCCATATTATCAAGACCAGTAATAACTATAGGAATATCATCAAATGAGTCACTTGGAGAGAAGTTTCCTTTAATTTTTGTGTGTATATATGGATTAAAGTTTTCACATTGTACTGACACTACGGCACTTTTAATACGTCCTATATCTGATATACCAAAGTTCTGTCCAGCAAGATTTTTCTGCTCAATAATGTCTTTGTCATATATTCTTAGTGTTTTATCTCCTAGTACTCTGCAAAGAGATACTGCTATATTTGATCCAAGTCCACCAGCACCAACAAGTGCTACATTATTTTGTGCAGCTCTAAACCACTCTGCTCCTCTAAATCTTGCATTAACATCAGTAAGTTTACTCTTAGGAGTTTCTGTTTCCTCCTCCTCTTTTTGCCAAGGAGAGCTTCTAAACTTTATTTTCTTACATTGTTTAATATACTCACTAAATACAGGTATACAAATATCAGATTTACCTATAAATACAAGATCCATTATAAATTTGTCATAGTCATCAAGCAATGATCTATAAGCTTTTTCTACCTTAATTTTAACTCCAAACATTTTAAGATAATAAAGCACCCATCTTGTTGTTAAAGGCAGTAATATTATCGTTTTATTATTACACTGGAAATTAAAGTAAAAAGTATATGCAGTATGACTAACACAAACAGGTAATTTATTATAGTTGTCTACTAAAATATTTGTAAACAAGCTGCCTAAATCAGTACTTATACTATTAAGTTTTGGTACACTGATTCCATTATCCATAAGATAAGCAAAGCAATCATCACTAATGTTATTATCTAGTGAGGAATTATGCTTAATTGTCTGGATTGTTCCATAAAAAAACTGTTGCATTATTCAGTTGTATTAATGTTTTGAATATTGTTATTACCAAAGATGTTGGCTTCTTCTGTGTTGCTCTCCTCTAAATCCCAAATTACATCACTTAAGACCAACAATAAATTATTCTTTTCAGTGTCATCAATTCTTTTATCTGACATTATAGCATTGTATACATGATCTATCTGTTGCACTGATGGATTGAAAAAATCTTGCCAAGCATCAATAAATGCTACCCAAAATATGTATGATCCGTGCTTCTTGAGTAAGTAAGGATTATAAGCAGCAACATTATCATCTGTACTATGTACAAAGGAGTATATATTAAATGATAAGTTGTAAATGCTTTGCAGCAACTCTCCTATTGTATGAGAATTATTGTCCTTATCCATATAATATGGATACATATATTGGGATGCAATATTAGTAGCATTTGCAGTGATTTTACTCTTTTTCTCTTCCTCTTTAGCTGCTATAATATTAGCTACTTCTACTTTATATTGCTCCTCTATACTCTTGTATTCTTGAGTTGCTGAGTCAATTGCAGGCTTTTCAATTTCACAGTCATAACATAGTATTCTTGTAAAATCATCTGCTGTTCTATTGCTTGTATGGTAGATACTACTATTTGATTTATTTTCATCTCCCATATAAGACATTGTGCTAATTTCTTTTGTTGTCTGTACAGTAAGAATATCATGATGTACCTCTTCCTTCTGTGTAAATTTAGCAACATATGAACCAGCATTATTAACAATTATAGACAACACATTGTTCATCTGAGAGCTGGCTTCATGCAGGGTTGACATATCTGTACCACTGAAAAACGCCATTATGTTACCTCATAGGCTCTTTATCCTATGATTCTGTATATTACTATACAGTTCGGACTATATCTTCAACTACTAAATATTTATAGTAGCTGCTGAGCATTCGTGGCAGAATTATATTCTATTGGTAAATAAGGATTTACAATAGTTTCATCTGCTAGTCTCTGAACCTGCCCAAGGCATTTAACCAAGGGATTGGCTGCTGATTGTCCCTTTAGTAGTGAACTAAAGTAGGAGTTTCCAGCAATTAACTCAGTTTTAAATGACCACATTGCAAATTTATAAATAAATCTAACAGCTCTATTTAGCCATTTTATTATGTGAATGAAGAGTAGCTATCTTACATCCTAAGAGTGAATCAATATGCTCAGCATAATAAGAAGCGGTATCACCATTCATATCATACTCTGTATATACGCCACTTCCTATATCTTGTAGACAAAAGTCCTCTACTTTGAGTACAATATTTCCATTCTCTTTTATATAGGTATAGAATGCTGCACCACTCCATTCATTATTAGGCAGTAAATTACAAAGAGCCCTTACTTTGGTTTCACAAAGTTTTGAGAAGATGAGTCTTAATTTTGTGTGCTCTTGAACGAAAGTTGTCTTCTGATTGGATTGCATAAACACTATTAATTAAGTTGATTAAATAATTATAAATAAGATTTATATAACACAGTTTGAGGATTTTGACATTATAGTATTCTTCATTAGAATGATCTGCTAATATCTTAACTGTAGGATACTCACCTTTAAATTTAAAATACATGTAGGCATTTTCATTCAGATAATAATTTTTTTGATTCTTCTTGCAATAATATAGTCCACCTATGCAGTATACTTCTTCATACATACTGCTAAGTATGAGTTTACTCTTCTTTGCTACTTTGGTAACACGAGTGATAAACTCAGCATCAGAAGCCTTGAGTTGCCAGTTTTTTCCATCATAATAGAAGTCATCAAGTCTCAAGTTACTATAGTAGATAATAAATTTCTTTATTCTATTAAGAACAGAATTAGAATGTTCAAAGTAATAACTTGGATTAACCTCAATAGGGCTTTGATTATAATCTGAGGTAATGTCTGTAAAGGAGATATATGGAACTCCCTCATTACTTTCAATTCTAAGAGTTCTTTCTACTTGAACAATGTAAATATTAGTAAGTAGTCCTATATTATCTGTGTTATGCTCTCGTAAGGCTTTATTAATATTAGCTCTTATAATATTAACAGGAGTATCACCTGTTCCTAAGCAAAAATCTCTAAAGTCAGTAAATCTTCCCTTAGGTACATGGGAATGAATATATCCTTTAGCTATTTCTTTTTTTGTAAAAGAAGCTCTTGCAAGACTGAGACTAGGATATGGAAACTTATGCCTAACATATACATCATAAATAGTATACTTATTACCATTATCATTAGTAAGTTCAATACTATCATAGTGAACTATGATTTGTACTTCTATTCCACGATCTAATATAACAGCATAAAGATCCTCTTTCTCATTATCTGGAAAAGAATCATAACCATCTTCTATTGCTTTTAATATTAGACTATTTGCTGCCTGTATATCCATTCTATCCTCAGGATAGAACTCTTTAAATGCTTTTATAATGGCATTGAGCTCTTTTAGCGTTAGTTTTTCCTCTTCTGTTATTTCTAACTTTGCCATAATAACATAAAAAAATAAGGCATACTATCCTCTATGAATAGTATGCCTATGAATAAAAAATTAATGGTGATATTATCTATGCATATTTGCCAGATCCTGGGCAGAATAAGGATTTGGGAATACCTTATCTATACCAGCACTAAGGGTAGTATACAGCTGCTTACATTCTGTAGCATCAACAGTATTAAGCATTTTAACTAATGTCTTCCAGAGTTCCTTCTCTGTTGCAGGAACAGAAGTATTCTCTACAGTAGGTGCAGCAGCTGCCTCTTGATTACAGGTATCTGTAGAAGCAGTATCTACAGGAGCTGTAGCTGTATCAGACACTCTGCCTGCATTACAAATAATATTATTGAGGTCATTGGTAGAAACCTGTGTAAAGTTACGTCCAAATGTTTCTTTTACAAGATCCCCAAGATTATGTTCCTTGACATAAGCATAGCACTCTTTACGTGTAAGTGCACCATTCTTAAACTTATTTTGTGCAGGTGATACAAAGAATACATAGCCTTTATCAGCCTTGTCAGCTGGGATAGCTGGAATACTCTGTCTATCACTTGTGAGATCTGTATGAGTAGTACCCTCAAAGAACTGCCCATCACTAATACTAAGAAAGTGCTTAAGTCCACTAAGATCTGTTACAGCCTCAGGAAGTTCTACTACTTTAGTTGTGTTGTCTACGGTGTTTACAATTGTTGCTTTCATGTTTATAAATAATTAATGGTTATTGAAATAATTTATTAAATTTAATATCAGTATCTAAGTTAACTTATTTAACTTTCTTAGCAGTTCTTTTAATTCAGTACAACCTTCGGTATTTATTAATATCTTTGCTAAACAATATAAAAATTTTACCTTATGACAGGATATATTTATAGATACTACAATTCTGTTCAAGATATGTATTATATCGGGCAAACAAGAGATAGATTAAAGAAAAGAGACTGGTCTCATAGAAAAGGGAAAACTGATACTCATTCTTATTTTGATAATGAATATCATGCCCATCCAGAACAATTTACTTTGGAAATCCTTGAAACCATTAAGTCAGATTCTAAGCAAGATCTTGTAGAACGATTAAATGAACTTGAAGTTTTCTATATTGCAGATTATAAGAGTAAAGGCAAGAAGTTATATAATATTCTACCTGGAGGAAATCAAGGTTGGAAAGATATTCCACCTACTCAAAATATGCTAGATGCATTAACTGCTGGAAGAATAGCATTTAATCAATTTGAAAAAGATAATGCCTTACCAAAGGAAGAACGTATAAAGCGACATAGAGAAGCTAATAAACGTTGGAAGTGTAACAATCCAGAGAATTATAAAGAATACTATACAAAGCAAAATAAACTTAGAAAAGATAAGAAGCATGAATGGTATTTAAAGAATAGAGAGAGGATACTTAATGAATTACATGAAAAAACTAAGAAGCATCAAGAAGAAATGGCTTTATTAAATTCATAAATCATTCTACTTTTTCCAAAGTAATGAAATATATCTGACCAATCTTTAGCTTTGCCTATTATTGGACAAGGTATATTAATGAATTTTGTTTTTTCACATAATTTTTTAGCATCATCTACTCCACTTTTGTCACCATCATATGAAACATATACTTTATTGAATCTACGTTTTAACTCATTGATTGCTGTTTCAGACATATTATATCCCTCACCTTGCAAACACAATGTAGGAATATGTAATTGACAGCTGACACACAAGGCATCTTTAAGTGAACTACAGATGACAACCCTGTCACCAGTCTTAGGAATCTTAGTCCACAGACCAATAACAGAGCTGTCCATCTTAGAACACCATTTATAACCACGAGTATTGAAAGGTTGGTATATCTTTAGTGACAATTTACCTTCTTTTCTTTCTACAAAGCAGTAAGCATACTTGTCAGCAGGAAAGATATATCTCTTACCTTTATCTTTTAGTGATAGTTTCTTAGTGACTATCTTAAAGGATATAGGGTATATTTCAGCATAGTGAAGCCATTTCTTTTCTACTCCATAGCTGCTCCAATAAGCATAGTCATAATCTCTCCAAGGACGTACTGCCACTTGAAGAGATGTAAGATGATTATATTCTTTACGGGTGAATGTCTTAATCTGTTTAGGCTTGATGACAATATTATCTTTGTCAACAAAGAACTTACTTATTCTCTCAAGAGCTTGAGAGATAGTACAGTTCCAATATTGACAAAGAAGATCAAGCAATGTTCCATTCTTTCCAGTCGCATGGTCTTTAAACCTTATATGTCCACCATTGGTGACATATATACTGAATGATGGTTTATTGTCCTGTCTTAAAGGAGAGCAGACAAGACAAGGCAGAGATTTAATCCATGGAAAAACTATGGATAACACTTCAGTTTCAGAATAATGCTGGAGAATCTCTGTCTTTGAAATACTTGATGCTGTCTTGCCTATCACCATAATGAAATATTGCTAAACGATTAATTTATGACCAAGGAAGATCATCCTCAGATTCTGTACTATCATTTAAAGGAGCATCATTGAGATTGGTTGCCTCAACATTATACTCTGCAAGCTCCTGTACTCTATACTCAGTGTTAGCCCAACCACCATTTTGCTTAACATTGGCAAGCTCTTTTTCAAGTCTCTCATAAGCCTTAGAACCAGCAGAATTGCGCAAGAAGAATCTATCCCTTGCAGCAATGGCCTGATACTGCTTACCTTCATCAGTGGTACGTACACCATAGAGTAGCTTTACCTTATTATTAGGTTGAAGAGCAATAGCCTCCTTGATTTCAGAGAAATCACCCTTGAAATAATCCTTGATATGCTCAAGACTAAACAGATAGTCAGAAGCATTGTCCTTAAGAACCCAAGAGCCATTTACATAATTAAAGGCATCATCTACACAGAGATAAGTCTTAAGGAAGGATACAAGGTCAGCCTCTCCAGTGCAAGCTATACGATACTTAGGAGCAATCTTAAGCTCTTTACCACTGGAAGACAGGAGCTTCTTTCCAGCCTTTGCATCTTCTACAGAAGCCCAAGTGCTATTGCCATAGTCATCAATAACCTGAACCTTGGTTTGATCTTTATTATAAGCAGGAGTATTGCGAAGAGTAAACATCAATCTGTTGATAGTCTCAACACCACCACACTGGTCAGGATCAGTCTTAACAATGAATGTAATGAAGGCAGCCTTACCTTTGTCATCCTCCTTAAGATACTCTGGCTCATTCATATTGTCAGTGCCATAGATCTTTTCAAGCTCTGCCTTAGTAGGATTAACAGCTAATACTGTAGAAGCTCCTACACCAATATACTTCTTAAACTCTACTGCCTCTTTTGACTCACCTGTCTTACCAATTGCAAGGAATGAAAAATTAATCATAATCTTATGTTTATAAATGGTTTGTTGTTAAATATATTATCTATTAGAAATTACTCATTACTAGACTGCTGTGCATCCTCTGATACTTCCTCCTCAGTATCACTTGCATTTGTATCTTCATTAGCCTCTGAAGCATCAGGAATAGTGATGACATACTGCTTTTTGTCCTTATCATAAGTAACAATATCAGTAGGAACATACTTGGTAGTCTTAATCTCCTTACCATTCTTATCTGTTCCAGGCACAATGATCTTCTTAACAAGCTCTTCTGTACGGAAGCCAATAATACTCTTGATACCTGCCTCAAGAGCAGAAATCTGAGTATCATAAGCATTATACTCAGCCTGAAGGGCTTCAATCTTAGCCTGCACCTTATCTCTCTTTACCTTAAGAGGATTACAAGCTTGTGCTACACGTTTTACACTCTGAAATTCATCGAAAGAAATACTCTTTTTCATTGTTGATAATTTTTAAATTGTTGTTTAATTGATTAAATTTATTTATTGTCAAGGAAGATTTTACTCATATCCACCTTAACATTACTATCTGCATCAGATTCTGCTACTACAAACTCTTTTTCTCTAAGATGTGCAGGTCTTGAGCCTCTAATGTTATTATCTCCTCCTTTGAAGGAAATAATAGTCTTATTACCTTGCCTACTTACATAGCCAATAGCATCAGCTTCACCACAGATAATGTCACCTGTTTTACCCATTTATACTCGATCTTTAAATCTATTTGTAAACCATTTTTTAACTAAGACTTTCTCTTCCTCTGATAATTTTGATATATACTGAGACATATTTCCATTTATCATTTTATATGGAGAAAGTTGCTCTAATAAGTATCTAGCATATACAGCTTGCTCATATTTTGGATAATAAGGACTCAAATATCTTTTATTACATAGTTTTATGTAAGCAAGATATTTATTATTTCTTTCTTGTATACCTTTAATATCAAAAGTTGTATCTTTTTTCTTTTGATTAAAGTTTTGTTCCTTATTTGTTGCATATCTAAGATTCTCTCTTGTATTATTAAGAGGATTTCTATCAATATGGTCAACTGTAAATCCGTTTCTATGAGGCATTATAACATTATGTATATATCCAAGCTTGCCATTTACAATGTATATACCATTACTTTTTTGCTTTGCAGACCATTTGTAATTTATAATAAGATTTATATCCTCCAGTGAAACAGTGAATTTTACATAAGGTAAATCATCTTTTGTATAAGTCTGAACTTCTACAATATTACCCTGTATTGTGTATTCATTAGGATCATATTTACATCTTGGATTAGAATCTAAGAATCTACCATATAATTCCCTTTGCTTTCTATGCTTGGGACAATATTTTTCTCCTCTACCTTTTTTCACATAGAACACTCTTCCACATTGTGGACAAATCTTTTTTACTAAATTACTATTATCTTTCATATTTTTTGGTTTGAGTTTAGACTATATCACTATCCTTATATAAGGATATTCCCTTATAGTCGTTGAGGTTTTACTTTATATTTAAAGTCACACCTGCTGATTATCCATTGTTACATCTTCAAGATTTTCACACTTTGGTACTTGAAGCTTTAGGAACTCCCAGCATATACGGAATTTTCATCAGCTTATTACTAAGCTGCGGGCCAGTATAGTTTAGCCATATCGACGGACATCTCTGTAGTTTCCTCATCATTTTTCTTAATTTGTTTATCCTTTACATGACATACTAATATAAGTGTATCACACAAAGGTCTAAACATAGTTACCATCTCCTTAATAGCTGATCTCATATATAACCAGCCCGCACCATTTGGGAGCTGCCTTACATCAGCTTTAGGGTCAACAATAGCTCTACCATTCTTATCTTTAAGGATAATACCCATTTTATCTTTCTTCATGCCCCAATTAGCACCCATAGGAGTTCTTCTATATAGAACAGCTGCATAAGGAAGAGCCATTTCCTCAAGTCTTGTGGCATTATCTATAGTAATAAACCTATAGAAAGGCTTATCACCATTCTCCTTATTCTTTTCTTCAATCAAGTGCCTTATCTGGAAAATATCCTGAGCACTTCTTGCCTGTACACACATAACATTAAGTGCCCTATAACCATCTTCCAAGTCAATGATAAGATTATTATCAAGAGATGCCATTAAGGTACTCTTTCCACATTTTGGTTTACCAAATAATACCATCAGCCTTGGATTATAGTCTGTGGCTTTCCTACGTTCTGTAGGCAATACAATGTTACTCATTTTTACTTCTACTCTAAATTATATGTTTGCAAAATTACCCAAGATAGATGTCCTAGGCAAATAACTTTTTAATGTACTAAAAAGAATATAGAAAGTCACTTAGAAATACTTTCCTGATTCTTTTGAATGAGCTTATATACTTTATTAAGTTCTGTAATATTAGTAAACTTTGGTAATGGAGCATAATATCCTGTAGCTCCATCAAAGTATAGGGCTAATACAGAATTACTTTCTCCATCTCTTCCCAACACAATTTCCATGAATCTTGCCCAGCTCTTCAGTTTTGTAATATCATATTTCTGATACTCTGGAAGCATAAAGGCAAAAGGATTGGTAATACCAATCATCATATCACAGTCTTTGGCTGGATCTTGAGAATCAGCACATCCACTTTGTGTAGGACTAATTCTAAGAGCTTTGAAAGCTTCAAGAGAATTGGTCTGAGAGTTCTGCTGTTGAACTACTACAGGAATATAATTGTACTTATTACGTACTATTTTCAGATATTCAGAAAGTTTCTTAATAGAGTTTCTCAGATCCATGCCTCTTTCAGTAGAAATCAAACTGATATGATCTACTATACACATGACATACTCATTAGGGTCATTTGGCTCATAGTAGTCAAATATTTCTCTGTCATAGCCATCTTTTTTCTTTTTGTGTATAGTCCCATGAGTTTCTGCATACTTAGTAAGTGTATGATAGATACCTGTAGGATTTCTATCATCTACAAAGTCTACATGTTCTTCAAAGAACCTTAGAATACCTTGATACTCTATGCTTTCCAAAAGATCAATAATGTCAGCAGACACTATTCTTCCTGCGTCTACAGACTTAAGAGTCTTAATATCTATTCTTATGTTATTCATAATATATAGCAGATAGCACATGAACTTCATAAGAATATTCCCTGCTTTTTCCTCCAGCAGACAATAAAATATCTTTAGTCTTACAGCCTCTGGGTTATTGTAAGCATAGATAATGGTATTGAAGAGAAACAAAAAGTTTGTAAGTTTAGACTTAGAACTCTTTGATGACCCTGAAATGAGGTAATAAGTACCTAGCTCTACTCCTGGGAAATCATATCTAAAAGAATTAAATGGAGAAGGAATACAATTTACTCCTCCTTCAAGTATATTCTTTCTTCTTTCCTTAATATCCTCAAGAGATCTCTGTACTAATCCCATAATTAATAGTCATAAAGAAGTTGTTTGATATGATTATTCTCTACATCAACAAGTTTATCATATTTCATATAAGCTTTAAATAAACTATCTTTCTCTGGGTTGACTTTGATAACAATAGTATTATTACTTGCTTTAGTACCATATAATTTTAGTGCATAATACTTAAGCATCTTATGGCAGAAAGTCTTCATAAACTTGTAGATTTTGAGTTTAGCTCTTGCCTCTGCAAGTCTCTCACCAAGCACAGGGTCATCTTTATCATTGTCACTTCTAATGGCAATACCTGATACTTCAAGAGTATCAAGATCTTTGCAGTTATTATTTCTCATCCAATCATAGATTGACTGTGGGATATTCAGATCATCTAAAGTCCAGGCATTCTTGATTGTTCCTTTTAATGTTACTTTAGTAACTTTGTTGTTAAATCTTTCGACTTTTTTAAAGTCATCTTTGAAACTTACTTTATACATAATAGCTATTATTAAATGGTTAATTTCTTACTGTTGAAAGCCAATCATCTGATGCTGTGGCTACATTATTATCTTCTTTATTCTCAAGGAATGTTGCCAATGGAGACTCTGGAGAAACATGTTGTTGGCCATTTTCATCCATCACTAACTTATCCTTAAAGATGAAATACTTAATAAGAGGAAGGAATTTATAGTTACCAT